TGGCCCACGCATCGGCATCATCCTCCATTGCCTTTTGAGAGGATGATAAGATGTCTGCCTTTTCGGCTGGCATCAGTTTGTTGGTGACCAGATCCTGCTTGTATTCCTTCAACTCCTTCTCGATGTCTGCGTCATCGGCAATGCTGAAACGCTTCATGAGGAAGTCTGGGATTCCAAGCTCTTTCGCTTTCAGAGTGATGGCTGTCTGACGCTCGCCCTTGGCCTTCTCAGCTTTGAGTGCAGCATTTTCATCCTGCAATGCCTTGATGGCCTTGTCGTTCTGCTTCTTGTAGTTGCGGAACCATGCAGGGGGATTCTTGCCGTCATCGTTGCCCTCATCGTCGTCACCTGCTCCCTCGTCGTCATCATCCCCAGACTTTTTGGTCGTGGTCTTAGGCTTGGGAGCCGTTTTACGCGTCTTCCTCGTAATCTCCCCCTGGATAAGCTTCGCAGTTGGAACGAGAGAATCCGCAGCATTCTCGATGTCCTCGTCTGAGGACTCGTCACTTAAACCCTCGGGAGCCAACTCTGCCAGCTCCTCGATTGCCTTGTCTGTCAATCCAAAGTCTTTACATTTGTCTTGCAGAACCTTCAAAAGTTTCTTATTCATCTTGTACAAAAAAGTGATTAATCGCGGCAAATTTACTCATTTTTATTGATATAGTGCGTAACAAGCACGGATAATTTCACTATCTTGCAAAGTTAAACTTTCTTAAAATTTCGGGGTGATTTGAAGAAAAACACCGAAAAACTTGCATATATTGAATATATTGTCTAAATTTGCAACATCAAACGTGCCTAACAAGCACCTAACAAAACGCAATACAGATATGGAATTTAAGGTTTTATTTATCACTGGAAAGACCAAGAGCTTCAAAACGGAGCGCGGTATGAGAAACTTCATCGCCAGGAAGTCAAACGACATGAACAACGGCATCGTTATGTACGGTCTGGCAAAGTACATCAATTTATTCATCACTAAATGATTATCAGACAATGGAAAAAGCAAAACTTGGAACGGTTATCTACCTCGACGGCATCCGCTGTCACCTTGGAATGGTAGGTGGTTACACGAAAGACGAGTGGGGCGACGACGCCTATTTACTTTCATCGGCTGTCATCGATGGCGACCTTGCACTCAACAATGAGGGAGAGGACGAGGACTTCATCTACCCGATGGACTGCTGCAGTGAAGCGACCCAGGAGGACGCACAGAAGTATCTAAACAAGTTAATGAACAAGTAAAATCAGACAGCCATGTTAATCAAGGAATTTATCGAAAGGACGGGTTTCACACCCACAGATGACTACTATCACACAGAGATAGAGCCGGAGTACAATCACAGCAAGCTCGAAAAGGACGATTGGTGCCGCGAGTGGAAGAAGAACGGAGGCATCCAGAAAGCCTACGATGCCATGTGTAAGGATGCAGCCAACAACCATCTGAGAGTGAAGGAGCTTGAAAGTGTAATTGACGAGAACACTCAGAAGCTCGCTGAATACTACAAGCGGATTCAGGAACTGGAGCCGAAAGCCACCATCTATGACGGCATGGCAGATTTCCTAATCGAGCAAGCCGAAAAGTGGTCTGCAACAGACCTCAGAGCAAAGGCCATTGAAATGCTCGGTTCCAGAGAGTACCTGCGTCGGAAGATTGAGAAAGGCTTCAACCTCTGGGAGTCAGACAAGGAATTACTCATTAACGTTTTATCGAATTACTAAATAGGTAACGGGGAGCCTAACCAACTCCCCATTTTAATGCAATACTGATATGGAAGATTTGAACAAGTACATCAAGAAGTCTCACATCAAAATGGTGGAGAACTTCAACGCGGATCTGGAAGCGTTCCGCAAAGAGACAGGAGAGCCAGTAGCGACGTTGTATGAGGATGCAAACACCTCATTCACACTTTCCTCTGTTCGCGTCGAGGAAGGCCGCTTAAAGTACACTTACGACGGCAAGGAGGAATACGAGGAAGCCTTGTGGGTGGATGAAGAGGACGGTTCACTTTCCGAAAGGGAGGGTCGACAGCATCCCGGAATACATCAAGTTCTGGCGTGCTTGCCTACGCCGGGCAAAGAGGTACTGGAGCATGGATGGTGACAAGCTGGATGCCATTCAGAACGGAGAGGCTCTTGACATTGAGATTGACGAAGATTAGTATTAACCATTAAACGCAATATTGATATGGGACAATTTAGTTGGTTCACACAAGACACTCACCATCGTATCATTAACGATGAAGAGTACACGGTCATCATGTCGGATGACAAGGGAAACAAGTACGAGGAACACTGCTACGAGGGCTACGGTGTTTTCGGTGGTAAAGACTACTACGAGCTGCTGGCAGAAATGAACGGCTACAGCCTCGATGACTTCAACGGTGACAAGGAGGCACTAAGACAGAAGGGTATCGACCTCGCCTTTGACGGTCATCCACATGGGGATAACCCGAACGTCAAGCACCCGTCGCTCACTGAGGCTGGTGTGTACTGGAACGGTAAAGCTCCAGAGTCAGACCCAGACCAGGGATGGCTGGAAGAGGACGAATGGGACGATTACGAATTTACTGATGACAACTATTAAGACTATGGAACAGATTACAAGAAGGGCCTCAGTAGAGGCATTGAAGAAACAGGCTTACGAGGCTAACCGCTGGAGCAGTTTCAACCCGGAGAGAGCAGGCGAGGTTCTGCTGAATTGTTGTGAACAGGAGCTGTCCGAGTTCCTGAGTAAGATACCCGAGGAATTTCACGAGGAATACGAGAAGCGTTTCCTTGAATTGTTCCGTCATTGGCTGGCCGCTCAGTCCAGATGTGCCAGCCCAGCGGTGACAGGCCCGGCCAAGTTCCCCACGGCGAAGAACCGCAAGTATCTGGAGTGGGAACGCTCAGCCCGTGAAAAGCTCAATACATGGGTGGAGCGTGTTGTGAAGCGACTCAACCGCCAGCACCGTTTGACAGGATGGGAAGAGATCGAGCGACTGCAAGAGAAGATTGACCGTCTGACTGAGCTGCAGGAGCTGATGAAGAAAGCCAATGCGGTGATCCGCAAGAAATCACTTGCCGACGTCGAGAAGGTTGAGGAACTGGAGAACCTTGGCCTGACTGAGAAACAGGCATTGGAGCTGATGGACGGCACAGGCTGTTGGTGGGGCAAGGGCTTTGCACCCTTCCAGCTCACTAACAACAATGCCAAGATTAAGAGCACACAGGAACGCCTCGACCGCCTCACGAAGATGGTCAACACCGAGGACAGGACTGAGGACTACGAATGGGGAAGCCTCGAATACTGCTACAGCGAAGAACGGCTCCGCATCCACTTCAAAGAAATCCCCGACGAAAAACTCCGCTCGGAACTGAAAGGCTCTGCTTTCAAGTGGTCACGCAATAACCAGGCATGGCAGCGTCAGTTGACAAGCAATGCCATCTATTCCGCCAAACGTATTCTCAACATAGAGGGCTGAGTCATGAATAAGCGAAAGGTGTTCCATGTAGAATTGAAGCAGCCCCTCGACGGGAGGCAGCATTTCTACTTCGGCTCAAAAATGGCGATATTTGACGTTTTACCGCATGAGGCAGTGGGAATCACTTACCGCACTCTTACGAACTGCGTAAAGCTCTCAAATGGGCCGTATGAGAATAAAAAATGCGTCATCAGACAAGGCGAACTGATAACAACGAACCAAATTAGAGCAAAAAAGTAGCCGAAAATTTTGTCAGCTCGGAAAATTTGCTTAAATTTGCAGCCAAATAAAGGGTGTTCCTTAAATACCGCGCCGGATTGCATCTCTGGAGGGAAGGGTTTAAGGGACGCTTTTTATTTTGGCTTTGCATTCTCGCTGTCGGATATGCTGTGCAGCTTCATTTCACCCCATTTCATTTCGTGAACGATTATCCAGCCCTTCTTTCCGTTTACCTCAGTCTCGAAGATGTGGCTACCCACAACGTCCTGCCTGTTCTTGCTGTCGCTGGTGACTCCGAGGTAGGTTGTCTTGTCGAACTTGTCAGGCAGTTCAAGCAGGAGCTCGTTCTTTGCCGCAAATTCCTCAAAAGGCTGGTTTAGCCACTCCTTGACGGCGCTGTTCGGCACCGTGATAGGTGAACCGATGGAAGGATGCGAAAGCGTATTGTCCTTGAACAGCACCTTTGCCTCTTCCCTAATCTCATTACGACGCTCTCTGACGGCATCATCAAGTGGCCTGCTGGCCGCTGCCGTATTCGTCAGGAATTTCGGATTGTCCTTCATCCAGTAGGGCAGCGTTCCGCGCTGTGCCGCCTCGTCGATGCGCTCCTGGTTATCCTTCACCCATTTCTTGAAGTCCTCATGCGGTTCCGTCACCTCATTGGAAGAGTGGAAATCACCCGGCTCTTCATCGTTGAGCAAGCGTTTCTGCATGGCTATCATTTCATCCATTGAGCATAGGATCGGCACGGCATAGCACCTACACTGGGGATGCCAGCCCCTAAAGTCGAAGTCCTTGGGGAACTTCCCGGCCAGGGCCTCACATATCTTGCACGGGAATTTCCTCTTGGAACGCTTCACCTCTATGCCTACGACGAAATCAAGCTGGCTCCACCGCTCATTATCGGCAGCACGGTAGGCCATGTTGGTCTCAGTCCTGGCAAGGCGCATGGCATTCTTGTAGCTGCTTCGGTACTCACCACGTCCGGGGTGGTACGCTGCGGCCCTCTTCGACAGCTTCAAGTTCCCCTCTTCGTCACGTACCCGGCGGAAAAGTCGGTCGGGCTCCTGCAGGTACTGGCGCACATGACGCGAGACGGTGGCCGCTGAGTCACCACGCCCAAGGCTGGCAGACAGGGCAAGCTCCATTTCCTCTTTGAACTGGCTGGTGTACTTCCACACCTTCTGGGAGAGGTTGAGACCGCCGTACTCACTCTTGCGCTTGAAGAAGGCATCCATTGCGTCATGATTCCTGCTGAACCATCTGGCATAGTGGTTGTCATCTTTCAGCCCTTTTCCGAAGATGGACTCAATCATTGCATCGTTGGAGAGGTTCGCAAACTCCCATTCGGCTATGACACCCCTACGGATTTCCTGATAAACGGCGCTGTAGAGGCCACGCAGGACGTTTGTAGCCTTCACGGATAGTTTCTTATGGTCGGCGAAATAAAACACCTCTTCGGGCTCCAAATCGACGTCTGCGGCCAAGTCAAGCAGGGCATTGACGGCAGCGGTGTAGTACTTGCTGACGTTGGAAGCATAGCCCTCAGTACGTGCAAACAGCCCGGGCAGATACTTCTCGATCTCTATCTTCTTCTGTTGCTTCTTCTTTTTCATCCTGGCTTCTTTGGCTTGAAATTGTCATTACAGCCCTCATGGTTCATCAGCATGGAATGAGTCTGGTGAGGGCATCGGCACATAAAGAACTCACCCTTCACATTCTTGCAATGGAAGTCGTAAGCCTTGGCGCAGTCACGGCACAGGTGCTTCGGCCTGTCGTATTTCTGACCACTCGCCATTATTCAGCCCCTCCGAAAATGTCATCCTTCTTCTGGGTGGCCGTAAACAAGTCCTGCTGTTCCTTGGCGGCTTCTTCCTTCTGCTTCTTGATGCGCTGTTTCTCCAGCTCCTTATCCTTAATGAGCGGGTTCTGCTCGATGCCGCTTTCCTCTGACATGGTACCTCCGTCGATGGACTCATTGATATTCTTGATGGTCTCGACAATATCCTCACCGAATGGCTCCTGGTACTCATGGTCGCACTCCAGCTGGTCAAGCTTGTATTCGCTCTTGGTGATATACAGGACGTTGGCCATGATGGATATGACAAGCGAGGCGGTTCTATCCAGCAGCTCGTCGTAGTTCTCCTTGTGCTTCGTGGCCTTGATGTCTGCAAGGAGCATCATCTGTTTAAGAGCCTTGCCCGACATCTGAGACATTCCCTTGAACTGGCTCCAGTCGATGTCCGGCGTGAACGTCTTGGTCAGGATATGGTGGCGCAACCACTCCAGCTCGTCTTTCTTGCTCTCGTTCTGGCCGTCCCATGTGAGGAAGGAGGCCATCTTGCTTACATCTTCCACGTTGTCGCTGGCAACAAGGGTCTTATTCTCCACCTCCTTGTCAGGCATGGACTTCAAGAGGGCCGCTTTCAGTACCAGATAGGGGTCGCTGAAATAGTCGTTTGTGTCTGCCCGGCGTGAGGCCACGTATTCCTCGCGGTTTATCAGTTCCTCAACACCGTCCCATTCCTTCTTCTGCTTGAAGTAGATGACGGGGATTTTCCCGATGGGGTTGTCCTCTTCCTCCACCTCCCATCCGAACGTTCCGCGCTGGCAATGGTAGATGGTCTCGTCTGTGAAGATGTCGAGGTGATAGGTGGTCTTTCCGGCCACGTCCTTTGAGTAGTGGCCCCATGCGAAGGAGATAAGGTTCTCGTACACGTCCCATCGGGTGTAAATCTCGTCACCCTTGGAGCGGGCGAGGACGCGAATCTGGCAGTCCGGCTCATTCTTCTTGTTGCGGTACACACGGAAGAGCATAGCGGATTCCGTCTCACTTCCTGCCAGTCGCTTGCACTGTCTTATCTTGCTGTTGAAGTGCATCTTCTTCAGCAAGTCGGTGTAAGCCTGGAATCCTGCGTCGGCACCCTCGCTCTTCTGCTTCCACTTCACGGGCTGGCCGAAGAGGAACACAAGGGAAATCTCATTGATGTACACAGGATAGCCGACGGGCAGTTTCCATCGTGTAAGCGTACCCTTGCGCTTTCCTGTGAGGTCTTTCAGCACCTTATCCTTGCGCTCCATAATGAGGTGCGTCTTCGGATCGTACTCCTTCATGGCTTCCTCGGCCTCTAACTGGTGGGAGTCAAGCAGACTCATAACTCTGGTGATGTCCTTGGCGGCAATAAGCTGCTCAAAGTCCTGGTTCCTGCCTACGGTGGCATTGAACAGATTGGTAATCGAATTGATAATTGACATAACTTTTACTTTTATTGGTTACTACTATATTGCTAACATGGAGCCGACGTACTCAGGCACCTCGAAGCTGTCATCTACGAAATAGTTGATGGCATAGCCCAGTATATCGACATATTCATCATGGGTCTTGGCCGGGAAGCCGCAAACCTCGTCTATAAATTCCTCATTCCAGTCACCTTCCACCAGATACACGCGGCCACACTCAACCTTCGGGGCCACAGCATAGAGGCGCGTGTCTTTCGGATCTGTAGGCGACGGCGTGTAGGTGACATTGAGCGAACTCGACTCCTGTAGCTGCTGGCACACGCTCACACCGTTGGCTTTCGGCTCGATGCGCAGCGTGCTCTCTCCGCTGGCATCGTTAGCGGCCATGAAGTCCGGCAGATAGCGTATGAGGTCTGGAAACTCCTTGTAAACCTTCTGTGCGCAGGTGATGTAGATATTGTTTCGTATCTTGCAGGCTCCGATGATGCCGCTGGGGTCATTGTCGCTCTTCTGCTTCTTGTTGTAGGCGGTATCGAGGAAGAAGTGAATCGGCTCATGGAAGTGCAGGGCGTGATAGTCTGCCAGGCTGATGTGCCTGAACCATTTCTCCTTGATGATGTTACCGCCCTCTGCCGTCGGACGCTGTTCGTACTGCCCGGCATAGCCACGACTACCGAGGTCTGTCTTTGCTTCATTCAGTACGGGCCTCGGTAGTCTTACAGGATCGAGCAGGCCGTCCACATATTTCTCCCTCAGTTCCACAGGGCTTACGTTGTCCGACAGCTCAGCAGGGAGGCAGATATGACGGATATTCTCACCCTTCTTCTTCAACAGGTAGCCAGTCACATCTTCCTCATGGAGTCGCTGCATGATGGTGACCACAGGCGTATTGGCTTTGTCAACCTTACGTGAGGAAAGCGTCTTGGTATGCTCATTGGCAGCAGTACGCATCTGCTCAGATTCGGCCTGTTTGGGGTTTACAGGGTCGTCATTGATGATAACGTGAGCATGGAAGCCGGTAATGGTGGCTCCCGTCGAAGTGGCGTAGCGGTAGCCAGTATCGGTATTCTCATAGTTCTGCTTGCCGCTCTTGTCTCGCCTTATCTTTATCTCGGGGAACAGCTTGCGGAACTTGTCACTTTCTATGATGTCTTTCGACTTGGTGGCATGGTCGATGGATAGTGCGCCGGAGTATGAGTTGGTGATGATGCGGATGCTGGGGTCTTGCGTCCACAGCCAGACGGGCCACATCACCGTAACGATGGTACTCTTGGTGGTGCCTGGTGGAATGTTGATGATCAGGTCATACGGCTTTGGCCTTCGCTCCACGATAGACACGGAAAGCTTCTGGAGCTCACCACAAAGATACGGAATGTGCCAGTTGTACACAGGTTCCTCTTTGATGATGACGTCCCAGAAGGTCTTGACGAAGAAGAAGAAGCTCTTCCTGCACTCGTCAGCTACCACGGCGATTGCCAACTCCGAATAGTCGATGTTCATTCCTTCTTGTTAATGAGGTCAAGCCCGATGGAAAGCAGCACTTCACGCTGCTCTTCCGTAAGCTGGTCTAAGTCGATTTTCTGCTTTGGTACCAGAGATTCGCCATCCTTGCCGACAAGCTCCCTGCGCTCGGTGTAGCCCCTGTCCTTCATCTGGGTCTTGGCGTAGAAGATTAGCATGGTGGTGTCACCGTCTTTCATCTTCTTTAGGATAAGGGCCTCGCAGAAGTCCTTCTGCAGCTCCTTCACATCGTCCACTTTCTCCTTGAAGTCCGGGTCTTCGTTATACCAGCGGTAGAACGTCATGCGGGATATGCCAGCAGCCTTGCAGGCCGAGGAAACGATGCCCGATGTCTTATTCAGCTCTTCGAGCATACGTTCCTTGTCTGTCAGAACCCTTTCCTGGATGGTCTTGTCATTGTTATTAGCCATAGTCCTATTGTTGTAAGTCACGAATCAAATCACCAACCACCACACGATAGGTGCGCTTCTTCGGATCGCCAGCTATGAGAATCTGGTAAACCTTCTTGTAAGTGGCCTGTGAGTGTCGGTCGGTCAGACGGGCATAGAGTTTCTTTGCAACCTCATGCCCCGGGTAGTCCTGCGGATGCTCAGCCGCTTTCAGCATTTCCTCTTTGAGCAGCTTCTTATAGTCCTTCTCATTGCCGAACTGCCTGTTCTGCTGAGAGGAACGGAACATTTCGGTGTCCCAGTAGAGCATGACGAGGTCTGCATTCGGTTCACGCTTCAAGATACGCTCGTACAGGTTAGGGTAGAACTCCAGCACCTTCGGCAGCGACTTGATGGTGTCGATGGAAAAGAACTGGCTGATGCGCAGTCTGTTCAAGGGAACACCCACCTTGTAGAGGTAGATGTAAGTGTCTGGTATCTGTAGCCCGTATAGCTTGATGTATAGCCAGATGTCGTTATCCTTCCAGTCATAGAGAGGATAGACGAACTTGCTTTTCTTCATCGATGCTATTGCCGTGCGACGCTGGACGGACTCAGCCATACGGAGGCCAACCATCTGAGGGATGGACTGGAAAATCTTCTCTCCGAAGGTCTGATAGTTCATTCCCATGCGGAAATCCTTGTGGTTCCTGATGGCGAACTTAGGCATCTGGCGCACCCACACACTTTCCTTGCCCGGCTCCCAGCAGATGAATGTTTCGTCGTTAGCGAGCTTGTTGCAGCAGTTGAAGTGCTTGATGGGCATACAGAACCAGTAGAACTTTGCACCAAGCGACATGAAGCGGGAACGCCAGTTCAACACAATCTGCTCGACATCGGGATAGATGGCTTCCTCGTCGAAGAAGATGACCATGAGCCGGGAGAACTGGATGCCGTACTTCTGCATCGTCTTGATGACCATATCGGCCATGCAGATAGAATCCTTACCGCCAGAGAAGGACATCGAGACGAACTGGTTCCTGTTGAAGGTTTCCAGTACGCGCCTCTCAGCCGCTTCCACTACATTGATTTCAAGCTCCTTTTCAAACATAGCCTAACCCTTTCTGATTATCACTGCCTTGCTGAAAGTCTGCTTGCGGTCTGTAATCATCTGTAGGAACGTCTGGCGGTCAAGCTTCGAGAGACGGAAGATTTCCTCGTCGCTCATGCCAAGCTTCTTACTGATGTCAGCGACTGATACGCCCTCCTTGATAAGAGACTTGACAATATTCTCCATCGGCTCCAGCAGATGGGTACCACGCGCACGGTTGAACGTAATGGTTCCTGCCATGTCATCCTCACGGTTGGCATGAGCGACGATGACAACGGGAATCTTATTGCCAAGCATGGTTTTCAACGGCTCCCTGCCGGACACAAGCCAGCGGTGGAAACCGTCAATGATGGTATAGTCGGGCCTTATGACGATGGGGAAGCAGAAGCCGTTGTTAAGAATGCTCTCCATCAGCAGCTTCAAGTTCTTCTCCAGAACCTTGTTAGGGTTGTAGTCATTGGGCTTTACCAGGTCACGGTCTATGAACTGGAGATTTCGCAGTGGCGCGAACAGGTCTTTTGTCTGGCTCATAGCGTAATCTCCTTTCCGCAATGTGGGCATACGATGGTGTGAGCGGTCTGCATCCCTTCCTCGATGTCGTTTCGCTCCTGTACGTCCTCTTGCTGCTTTTCCTCGTTGAACTTCTGCTTTGGTGCTGCAGGTTCTTGGAAGTCCACGCCCATATTGTCGGGCACGTTCTCCTTGATGATGGCATCGAGGTATTCAGTAGTGAAGCCTATGACGTTGGTGTCGCCAATCTCGCGGATGATTTCCTCAACCTTGGTAAAGTCGATGTAGGACATGGACTGAATCTTGTTGTCCTCGACCACGATTTTGAGCTTCTGTTTCTCCGTGAGGCCATGCATGATAGTGACCTCTCCCTCAGTACGACCCAGATACTCCAGGGCCAGCTTCTTGCCGTGGCCGCAGAGAATCCTATTGTTCTCGTCTATGATGATGGGGTAATACTGACCGTAGGTGTCGATACTCTCCGCTATGGCCTTCACCTGTTCCTCTGGATGGATATTAGGGTTCTTCTCATAGGGAATGAGGGTGTCGAGCTTCACGACCTTTGTCTCTTTCTTGATGTTTGTTGCCATATTACTTTCGAATTGATGTTAGAAATTGTCTTGCTGAATTGATATATACCGACGCGGCCATCACAACGTGAGGGTCTATGTCGTAAACCTCCTGCCAGGAATATTCACGCTCTGGCCAAAGCCCGGTGCCTTTCGTCCAGCCGTCCTTTGAGCCATATAGTACCCAAGGCAGATTGTCGTGCATGAAGTAGTGGATGACTGCCATCACCTGCTCATGCGTCCAGTGTGCAATCGGGTTGTATCTGGTGTGGCCGTCGCCAGTCGTGTAGATGTTGGTGCCCCTTCCTACAAAGTTGCCGTCCTGTGAACGTCTGCCGAGAATGAGGAACTTGATACCCGTCCGCTGGCAGTATTCACGCTGCCCGGCATATTGCAGTTTCTCCATCCAGCGTGAGTTCATCTTTGCCTCAGATGGGAACAGCATTTCGGGATGATCCGCAAGCCAACGGAGTGACAGCCCATCAAGATTGATTGTCATCATGCCGACAGGATGATATCTGTACACCCATTGAAGGAAAGCAGGATATTCCAGGGCCTTCGAGGTGCAGAACACACATCGATGGATTCCAGCCTGTTCACACACATACTGGAGTGCCAATGAATCCTTACCACCACTCCAAGCGTATGCAACCATTTTCCCGGCAGTCTTTAGCTTGATGTCATTAACGGTTGAAGCAACCAGTGCCTGCGCTTCATCACGCGACACCAGTTGCTCAATATTCTTCCAAGCATTGGCAAAGTCCTCATTCTTTGCCGTCTGCTTCCTTGGAATGGTTGACCTCATATCAGTTGAATTGTAGTGCTGTGCTGAAGGTGAATGCCTTAGCCCCACCGTCATACTTGAACTGGAGCCAGTCGTAATCGGTAATCTTCAAGCGTAGGTTGGCAATCACTCCCGGCTTGTTGCGCATGGAGTAGCCAGCATTGACCACGAAACGCCCATGAGCGACACCACCGAGAACCTGCAGCCTGTCCGTATCTATGAACTTGTGGCCGTTGTAGGCATCATCCCACGTCGCATCAATCATGAAGCCCTTTGGCAGCTTTACGGTTGCAGACAGCGTATGACGGTAGATATTGGCCTTGGTGTCATAGATGGATCGGGAGAGGAACCACAGCCACTTGTTGTAGTTGACATTGAGCCACAACTGAGGCACGAAAGCCTCTCCACCGATATTGTACTGAGCGACGGCAGTAGCTGACAGCCAGTCGGTGAGGTTTTCCTTATATCCCACAAAAGGCGATACAGAGGTGCTTCCATGGCCGTGCAGGTTGGCAGACACTGGAATCCATATTCGATACCTTGTCGGCTGTGTAATACCGTCGTAAACCTGCGCATGGAGGCCGCAAGGAAGCAGAAGGAGTACTACCAGCGTCAATTTCTTCAGGAGCTTCCGGGCAATCGAATCAATCTTTTCACGGTTGCCGACGTGTTCCTCATGGATGGCCTCAGTGAGCTTGATCATGCCGTTTGTGTTCTTACGCATGTGGTCTGCGATACCAATCATACTTTCTTTCAAGTCCTTCATAGCCTCATTGAGCTGGTCGAATCGTGCAGCCGTAGTTTCTGAAAGTGCCTTATTCAGTTCTATGACTGCTTTCATCTCGTCGGACGGCTCCATGTGTGCCACAACCTTTTCGCCCTCTTTCTCTCTCTCTTTCGAGAAGAGTGAGAGAATGCCAGACAAGCCGATTGTGAGCAGTGAACCAGTAACTATCATCGGCACGTTTCCATTAAGGTTTCCGTAAGCGAAGATTGGAAGCCCTACACAGATAGATAGCAAGATTCCCCAAAACAGCCCAGCTTCGGACATCTTGACGCCCTTGATGGCCCATATAGAAGGGAGCATGACACTACTGCGCAAAGTACCATACAGAAGGAACAGATACACGATGGTCATGCCTGGTATGTTGGCAATGATGATGGCAAAGATTGCTACTGCAATCATAGCCATCTTAGCCATACGCCTTCCATCACCGAGGAAAAAGTGTAGTAATCGGTTGTCTAAAATGCGTCCGCACCATTCCTTGCTTGCGAATATTCTGGCGCTGATGTCGTGGCCCGATACTGAGGACACCGCGCACAGGATGCTATCGACGGTACTCATGAGGCCGGAGAGAATCAGCAGCAGGAACGGGAACACGAACCACTTGGGCGCAAACGCGATTACAGACGCTACATTGGTGAGTTGAGTGTCAGATATAGCTAAATGTGCCCCGGCAGCTATAAATCCAAGGAAAGACAAGGAAACAGGCACACAAGCGAAAATAAGTGCCGCAAACATCATCGACTTCTTCACTTCACCCTCTCTGATGGAGAAAACACGCTGCCAAAACATCTGGTCGCCAAAAGTGCCAGACAAAAGGCCGATGGCTGTTGGTATTCCGAATGACAGCATGACATTGATTCCGTTCTCGTCGGTGAGTGATCCGAAAGTTCCCGTCGCACCAGCGAGGCCATCAGCGAACGTGCCAGGCTCTGTGTTGCTGAATATGATAGGCAAGCCGACGGCCAGCACTACCACAATCCACAGCATCTGCCAGAAGTCCGTCAAGATGGATGCCTTGATACCCTTGGCCACCGTATAGGCCAAAGGTATGAGGGCGAGGGCAAGCGTCGTACCGAAGAACGGGAGGCCACACAGCTTATGCAGGATGGTAGCACCTGCCAGCAGCTGGACGGCAAAGCTCAACGTCTGGAGTCCGAACGATTCCACAAGGTAGAGGTTGTGTGTACGGTTGGAATACTTCTCACGGATGAACGCTGAGAACGTCCACCCGTCAGGCTTAATCTTACGCATCCAGCTTGCAAAGAAGCCAAACAATACAAGTGTCAGCACGTTCGGCACTACGAACCAGAACACGCCCGGCAGTCCCTGAGTGTAGGCCTTCTCTGCCGCTACGAACATCGAAGGTGCCCATACCCATGTAGCAGCGATGGAGAATGCGGCTATCCACCAAGGCATTTTCCTGTCTGCCACCAAATAACTCTCTTTAGTTCCCTTTTCGCTGATGAACCTTACCAGGAGCATCAGCACGACGAAGTAGCCCGCAAGGAGCAAAACGCCGTCCATTTTAGTCAAAATTTCCATGATTCTTTTTTATGTCACATTTGTCACGTTGCAAAATTAGTGATTTTCGTGCTTATTAGGCACTCTTAGAGGGCAAAAAAATCATTCTGCCAAATAGTTTTTAACTTCCTTAACAAATTCGTCTATACTTCTGACCACTACGTACTTGTTTCCGTGGGCCTCTGCGTCTGCCTGCCACAGCTTCTGACTGGCTGACTGCTTGCCGTCCTTTGTCTTGAACTCGATGCACAGGCAACCGTAGCCTTTTCTTGGTATGAGGATAATCATGTCGGCCACTCCTGCGGTGACTCCCTCTCCCTTCATGATGGCCGCTTCGCGTGCGTTCCTGGCACCACCATTGGGTACAGCGAAGCACAGACGGCTCAGCTTTGGATATTGGAGGTCAAACCACGTCTTACACGCCCGTTGCAGCTCACTCTCGATGTGTGCAGGCTTCTCAACGGTTCCTTTGTTGCCTCTGGCCAGCATCATCATGAACTTCTCTTCCGGGCTTCTGCGTCCTGTTCTCTGTGCCATGGTGTCAGAAGGTGATATCGTCGCCGTTGCTTGGCTGGTTGTTATTGGAAGGCTTGGGGTCGAGCAGCTCCAGCACATCGACGTGAATCTCCGTAACGTAGCACTTGCGCCCCTGGTTGTCATCATACGAGCGGGTCTTTATCTTACCCTCGATGTAGAGCTTGGAGCCCTTATGCACATACCTTGCAATCACATCGGCTGTCTTTCCCCATGCAATGAGGTTGTGCCACTCTGTGCGGTCTGGTACCTGAGTACCGTTCTGCAGGGTGTAGCCCCGTTCTGTCGTGGCGAGGGTTAGCTGTGCCACGCTGCCGTTTGACATTGTCTTTACTTTCGGATCGGCTCCTACATTGCCGACCAATATTGCCTTGTTTATCGACATATAGATTGTACTATTTAAGTTATTACTACTATACACCACCCATACTCGGGTGTAGTACTATTGTTCACTATTGTAGCGGAAGTCCGTAAAGTGGATGATGATGCCGCTGTAGATGTCACGGCTCATGCCCTGGCCGAAGAACCAGTCCTTGAACTCTTCGAGCGTCATGCCGTCATTCTTGGCCAGTGTCGCAATGTCTGTGAACCTCTTGCCGTCGATGACACATTTCAGCTCGTCGGTGTCACGGTCGTACTTCATCGTGAAACGCTGGTACCCGGCCTTGCGGTACTCCTTGATGACCTTCTGCTTCACGCCCTTTCCGTAGGGTCTGCCGTCCCACTCGCGGACTGACATCAAATAGCCTTTGTCATTCACCTTGTCAATGTTGCTGGCCCATCCGTCGTAGCGGCCTCTGCAGGTGTGGATTTTCCTGCCGTCCAGCAGCTTCTCTTTGAAATGGGTCGGCTTTCCCGCATGGATGGCGGTTTTCGGGTAGTGGTGCGACAGCATCAGTACCACGGTCTTGCTTCTTGTAGTTTCCATACTCAATGTTGTTTAGTCAAATAAAGATAATTGAATTGTCTCAGTCTGCTTCTTGGCTACTGCCTTGGTGCATGGTTTTGTTCCGACTTCTGGAACTGGCTCTTTCGCCGGGGCCTCGATGTGGCCTTGTGGTGTGTGCTCCATCTTCCAGAGGAAATAGAACTCGTCGAGGGAGTCCGTTCTGAGGTGGTTGCGCTCGGTGTCCCAATGGGCTTTCCTGAATGCCTCGCACTGGCTCGTTTCTGCAACTTTCGGAACGCTTTCGGCATATTTTGGAACGTTTTCTTCAATTTCTGGTACGCTTTTGGCAATTTTCGGAACACTTTTGGAATTTTCCGCATCATCTGCCGTGTCGTACACATGACCAGGAGTGAAGAGGGCTATAGGGTGCTGGCCCTGCAGCGGAATCCTCACCGCCGTCATCCCCATCATGTCATTCTCCCTTACGACGTTGCCTTGGAGCACCTTGCCGTACCAAAGAACATATACCGTCTGTCCTTCTGTTCTCATACCTTCATGCGATTATTTGCGATTTATCGGCTTTTCTAACTGACAGACTGGTTTCTCACCGTTGGCGGGGATTGCTGCGGATGCGGTACCAGTAATTGGGCTTTCCGTGGCTCTCATGCTTCTTGTATGGGTGCAGCTTCTTGGTGTACTGAGGGCACGATGGCTTTGCCGGGAGCAACAGGGGCTCAACATAGCACATCTTATCCACCACCTCTTGAAGCTTCAGAACCATAGCAGAATCCAGATTATCCATTATGTCGGGAACCTGGGCAAGATAGCCGACTACTAACTGGCCGTCCTTCAAGTCGCCTCTTTCCTCTGCTTCACGGATCAGCTCTTTAACTCTCTCTGCTACCAGATTGGCATCGAGGCCCGATTCTTCTGCAATCTGTAAGATGTGCAGGTTATCGTCGGCACCTGTAATGACCACATATTTACGTTCGTACATCATACCTTGCTCTCCTTATCCTTGAATCCGTCATTGCACTCATAGCTTCTGGCATTTCTGTATGTACCAAGCCAATAGCACCAGCCTCTATTCTTATTTTCGCGTTGGTAATACCCGCAATGGAAGCACATTCTTCCTTGAACCGTTGTGCTCATACCTCATACTTTCTTGGTGTCGGATATTGTTTCCACTCTCTGCCGTCGAGCAGACAGCCATTGTCTTTCTTGTTGCGCTTCTTGCCGTCTTCGCCGTAGGCTCCCCACTGCTTGAAGAAGAAAGGAACATTGGCTTTGATGCAACGGTCTCTGAGATAACGGAAGCAGTCAGCGGGTGTGTGCCTTGCGCATGATCCGCTCTCGCCTCCAGTGATGACCCAATCGATGCCGTCAAGGTTGATGTTATCCAGATAGCCCATCAGAGGCTCACAACTGAGGAAGCGGACGGGTGCTTTGTCAATCCATCTGAGCCAGTCGATGCGGTCATAGTAATTGAAGCTCTCACAGGTGACACCAAGCCATGCGTTCTGAGGAACACCTTCACTTGCACCACCCATGAAGTATTTCGCCATTCTCTCAGCCCTCTTTGTGAGTATCTGGAAGGTGTGCTGTGGGTTCTCGCGTATCACCTGCATCACCTGGTCTATGTAGTCACAGGGTACGTCATGGTGGAACAGGTCGCCCATGGAGCAGACGAACACCATGCTTGGCTTCTTCCACTTGTAGGGGTCTTTCAGCACGTCGGGGTTCAATGTAGGCTTGAAGCCGTTCTCATAGCTCTTGATGTGGTTGCCCTGCAATCTACGGGCCATCACTTCGGCATAACAATGAACACATGCCGAGCTTACCTTGGTGCAACCGTGCATTGGTTGCCAGACTTTATCAGTCCATTCAATCTTTGTTGCCATACTGCAATGATATTATATACTACTATACACAATACTCAATACTTGTACTATCCAGAGGTTATTTGCGAGGCTTCTTGATCAGGAACGTCACATAGTCTCTGGTGCGTGAGAGGTTGTCGGATATATCGACAAGGACGCGCTCAGTCGTCTTGTCATACCCGAGGGCTTTAATCAGGAACTCCACCAGGTCTTTATTGCTGACGGTCACGTTCCTTTTGTTCTTGATGCAACACGCGGCCCCGTTGGTGGTGTTGAATACGAAATGCAATGCTCCTGTGATATTGTCCTGTCTCAGTCTCAGGCGCATGAGGTTCGCGTCGATGATAACCTTGCTGTCCTCGATGTTCATTACCACGGTGTAATTGCCTTTCTTGTTATTGATGGCGAACTTGTTGGGGCCGATGCTGTTTACCAAGCTGCTCTTCTTGTCAAAGTCGAAGAATGTGAAATCTTCCATCTTTCTCGTTGTTGGGGTTGTAGAAATAGGTTCTGGAATCTCCTTGTCAGAAACTTGTGCCGCATAGTTCAGGGCGTGCTCAATCTCCTTTTCCCTCTGCCTGTCAGCGGATTCGGTAGAACCAGTAAGCCTTTGAAGCTTGGCCTGCTTCTCTCCAATCTCCTTTTCAAGCTGTCGGGCCTGTTTCTCCAGCTGCTCCTGCTCCTTCGCGGCCTTCTCTTTCTCCTTTTTCACTCGGTCAAACTCCCCGGACTCGCATTCCTGGCAGTGCTTGTGGAGCTGGCCTTTGCTATTGTAGAGGAATGAGGACTTCGGCATCAGGCGCTTGCAATGAGGGCAGTATATCTTCTGCTCTGGTACATCTATCTTGCCAGTCTCGCGGAAGTCCTGCAACTTGCGCTGCCATTTCTCGTCGAGCTTCTTCCAGTACTGGAAATTGAAGATGGTGTTGCGGGCCTCTCCCATGTCGAAAGCGTCCAAGATGGCATCTTCTGGGGCTACCTGCTCCAGATAGGCATCGATGCTGATGCGCTTGAAGCGGTGGTTGGCATAGAAATACTCGAAGTTGTTGAGCGTCCCCTTGTCTGTGAGGAACTTGCGGAATAGTGTTATCTCATCATACGTCATACGATACTCCTTTCTGCATTACTGCTCAATAAGTGGAATGATATTGGCTTTCTTCAACTCGTCATAGAGGAACAGACGGCCTTTCTGCGTCCACTCTGAGTTGTACTTGATTTCCTTCCGGCCATCCCTTCGGGTGATCTCGACGGGCTTAGAGTGCATGTAGCCCTGCGAAAGGTAGGGAGCATAGAGAATCCATTGGTCACCGACCTTGTGCTGGATGCGCATCATGTAGAGCTTCTGATTGAACGCCTTGGCAGACATGCCGTAGTCGAGGGCAATCTGTGTGGTTAGCACGGTGGACTTGTTGTTGAGGATGGTGTCATAGTAGCTGACCTTTGGCTGCATGGTCGCTATCTCCTGGGAGAGTGCGAACACCTGCTGCTCGGCAGCGTCGGCACGCTTCGACTCAATCAGCTTTGCCTCATACTCTGAGGCCCATGCCCTTGCAGCTTCAGCGGGGTTGGAGAAGTTCGGGAGTGCCGTCATGCTGCTGCGCTCCTTGACTTCGAGCTGCTTCCATCTGAGGACGAGCTTTGCACGGGCTTCATCCTTGAACTTGGTGGCCACGTACAGGCACTCTTCCTTGTCGAGGTAGTAACAGGGCCTCTGCTGGTTGTTGGCATCCTGATACGTGCCGAGCGTAAATTTCCGCCCGGCGGTTTTCTCCCATGCTGGCTCCATCTTGCGGATGGCCTCCAGAACGTCCGAATGTCTCTTACCTGTGAGTTCCGCGATTTCGATGGAACTCAACGTCTTCTGGCTTTCGCCAAATCTGATTACTTCATTACTCATGGCTGTTGTGTATTATGTTAAGATACTCTTCGTTTGAATGTGCAGACCAATAGCCGTCATTGTTCTCACAAAGCCAGTCGCCCTTTTCGGCACAACCGCCCCATTTGAGAATATACATCAGCCATTCAAAGCCTGCCTTGTCATCACACTTTTTCACTCCCTTGACACAGGGGAGCTTTAAGATGTCGGTCACATTGTCGCCGATCTGAATTGCTTGTCTGAATATCATACGTTACTCTTTTATTACGATTACTAAATCACCTCCTATCTGGAAGCCTTTCTCGAATAGTTCCTTGCACCGCTTGGGGACATTGGCCCACCTGCTCTTGTGTTTGGAGAAACATGTGCAGAATCCCATAGTGTCCTCACGACCTGCAAGGAAGAAGGGGCAGGTTCCGCACATCGTCGGCATTTCATAGAATGTATGTCCGTTAATAGTCATCACCAAACAGGCTTAGTTGGATGGGGGCCGTCTTTGGCCTTGCCGATGGCTCTGCCTTGACTGGCTCCACGATTACTGCTTCTTCGATTCTGGGGCTTTCCTTGGCCTGTTCCCTCGCTTTCCATAGACGACACCCGATGAACACATTGGAGTCTGTAAAGCGTCGTATGGTAGGCAAAGCGGGGAAAGGATAAAGCCCCTCATTCACGATGTAGCCGAACCGGGCCTCTCCTGGTTCGCAAAGGGTGTCGTGGCAGATGACCTCGCCGTAGCACCCGTGAATCATCATATTGATTGCCGTCTGCTTGCAGCACATGGCATCGATATCCTCACCTATGAGATAGGGCTTTTCGGCACCGATGCGCTCCAGCTTGCTTGCAGCGGCCAGAAGGAGGCGACCACTGCCACAGGCGCAGTCGCTGACGGTGATACGTCGGCCAAAGCCGTTGCAGTTCACTTGCGGAACATCTGGCTTGGTGTCGCCAAAGGTGCAGTCGGCCATCATATCACAGATGCAGGCTGGAGTAAAGCACTGGCCGAGGGCGTTCTTGCTCCCGGCCCATTCCATAAAGAGGTCGCCAAAGGCATCATGCCAGCCGTCATGAACGAGAGCGTCCTGCATGATGTTGAAGTACACGGACATCATCGTGTAGAAACACTGGTTCTGCTCCTTGTTGTACCGCCATCCCTCGACGGGCTTTCCATCTGGATTCATGAAGCCGATGATGTAGTCAAGCAGAGCGGACAGAGTTTCAGCCATGCCAATGCCATAGCGGTAGCCGAATTTCTCCATTTCCTGGGAGAGAGGTTTTATTGAGTACTTCATGCCGCTTTCTTGAATAGTCCGATGTTCTGCTCTACCAGCTTCACAATCTCGTCGTGGAACTTGGTTTTACCGTTCTGCAATGCCCTCGACTGAATGACCTTCCACGTCTTGATGTTGAGTTCAATCGTCTCGAGGCGGTGGCCTTCCTTGTCTTTGGCAGATAGAATGAGGCTGTTAGGATGCTTCGTGTGGTCATAGTAGCCGTTAGCATATACGCAGTGGTGCATCATTGTGCCCTCTTCGGCCATTTCCTTGACGCTGCAGATGACAGTTATTGCGATATGCTCATTACCAAAGCAGATGCCGAAGAACATGCCTCTGTGCTTCTTATACTGCTTCTCGTATTTCTCAGCCTGTGCAATCTGCCTTTTCAGTTCCTCGGCTTTCTCAATCCGCGTCTTCTTATCCATCAGCCTGTCGTGCTCATGCTTCAAGTTCTCCGGGCAGACATAGTGAGGATTGCGGGTGTCTTTATGGAAGTAGTTCAGCAGGTCGATGTAGTCAAACCACATTGAAGCGTCTTTAATGACGTAGTGATGGCGGTTGCAAATCCTCACTATCGGCATCCATACCGATTTGTCCTTGAAGTGGCCACCTGTGCCAAACCAATAGTCTATGACGTTGTACTGGCCTGTCTTGGCAAGCGCCTCGACGGCTGGATCTGTCAGCAGTCCACGCCAGAGGGCAACTGGGCTTGTGCGCATCCTAAACATCCTATTGCTCCATCCGTTGCGTTTGAGGATTGGAAGAATCTTGGCTCTTGGATAGATGTATTTGTTTTCGAGAGAGTAAACGTCCTCGTATGAGTAGTAGCCAGTTGAATAGGAGTTGTGCTGCTTCACTTTCCACTCGCTGTACATGTGCCATCTGAAATGATACCAGCTTCTTGTGTAATCCTTCGATAAGATGACCTCCTTCCCCTTATTAGGCTCAAACCAGACCTGGAAGGCTTCGAATACATGGTCAACCGTATCGCTGCCTAATGATTCTGACTGGTGCCAGTTGAAAACTCTCACAACCTGCATCCCGTCGCATGTGGTGACGATGCAGAAATTGAAATTATGCTCAACGTCCTTTTTACGATCCCAATTCCAGCTCTTCACTTCAAGCTTTCTTCCGCATCTGGAGCAAACGTGGCTGTTGGTCTCTTTTATCTTGACTGCGACAGCCAAAGGTGGGAGTCCTACTTCGTCAATTTGACCGCACTCCTGGCACCATATACAGCTGTGCTTTCCGTGATAGCCTCTTACTACATAATAGCCAAGTGCGGCCATCTTACTACGTGCCCACAATCGCTGTTCCTCTGTGAGAGGCGGCAATGTGTCTGCCAAATCGAGGCACCTCTGCTGAAGCTTCGTATGAGGCCTGCGGCCCTTTACGGTCTCTACCGGGGTAGATAATAATAAACTTGCACTACACATAAGCCTACATCATGTCAAATAGTGATAACTGCAAGGACTTCTGGCGCTCTTCCGCTTCTCTCTGCTTCCTGATGCGTTCCTCCTTGGCCTTGCGCTCCTTTTCCTCACGCTTGCGCTCTTCCTCCTTTAGCTTCGCAAGCTGCTCCTTCTCATAGTCAGCCTTGGCTTTCTCCTTCGCCTCGGCCTTCTCTTCCTCAGAGAGTTCGACGGTGTGGTTAACGACCACCTTCGCACTCACTGGCTTTACGTCCTTGATGTCATCCTCGTCATAGTAGTGAATGGCCATGTTGTAGATTTCGTCGTCATCGAATCCGCAACAGCCGGACTTCTTCACTTCCTGGAGAATGTAGTTACAGCACTCGTCAAGGTTCTTATTCTCCTTGGCGTAGGTCTGAGCAAACAGCGTGTCCTCTGCAGCTCTCTTGTCAAGATACGCCTTGATGGTGTTCTTGAACGAGGTGGAAACCTTCTCACCTCTTGGAGCGGACTTCTTCTGTTCCTGCTCCTTCTTGGTCTCATTCTTTGTTGCCATATCAATATTGCGTTGAATTAAAGTTTTCTTCTGTCCTGCCCCTTTATCTCCAGGTAGTTGCACATTTCCACAAGGCGGCTGGCCACACGGTCGCCGTAGCGTTGTATGAGTGTGTTGTGCGACATTGGATAATTGGAGGTGAACAATGTGATTAAATCCGTCCTGTCACCCCTCGATTCAATGAGGTTACGCAGGACTTCCAGTTTGTTTCCCATGAAGCAGCACTCGGTAGGTTCTGCCCCAAGGTCTTGAATGCCGATGATGTTGGTTTTCTTATAGCCGTCGATGTTGCCAGTGTTGGTGAATCTGGCACACACATCATCTGCACTTACGTTAGTCCAGACAAGCTGATTGAGCTTGTCATCGAAGGTTATCTGGAATCCCATCAAGCGTGAGTATTCACGGATGATTTCGAGAGCCCACGACTTGCCTGTGCCAGTGTTCCCGGCAATGTAGATACCACGCTTCAAGTTCCCCTTGCGTACCTCCTTGCTGTCTGCATCGAGGCATTGCATGGAAGCGTCGCCGTGTACCCACTTGATCAGGTTGGTGTAGGCGAAGCGGTTCTCGTCATCAATCACGAACTTCTGCGTCCTGCTCTTCCCCAATATCTCTATCATCTGCAGGGACTCGTTGATGTCATAGTCCATGTAGCGGTAACGGATAATTTCATTGAACAGGCCGCGCTGCTTCATCTTGGCCAGAAGGAAATCTATCCTGGCCGTGTGGACAACTTCGCCTTTCTCGTTCTTTATTTCCATAAATCATTCACTTTGTTATTGGTTCCAGAAGATGATTCCTTGCCGCTCTTCCTCAGTTCGTCTTTGTACTTGTCAACGACCCAGTTGAGAATAGCCCTGTAGTCTGACTTGTAGGATCGGCCAGTAGCGGCCTTGTAGTTATCAAGGAGTTCAACCAGCCTCTTTGCTCCGGACTCCCCATATTCTGCTACCAGCTTGGAATACTCAGCCTCGGTCAGCTTGACCGTCTCAGCGTACTTGTGCTTGACATCAGACTTTGGTTTTGCCGGGGCTTTTGCCGATGGATTTGCCGTCTCGTTTGCTGCATCATTTGTCGCGGCAAAACGCTTGTTGGTGATGGATGACCCCCTGCGTCCGGCTTCTGCACGCTTCTCACTTATTTCAGAGTCGCGTATCATCCGCTTCTGACAGAGATAGTTGCCATCCACATAGAGGACACCTTCACCGACAAGCTCTTTCAGGGCATTAAGAATCTCTTTCTTGTCGTATGGCATGTGACGAACCAACTGGGATGCGAACTGCTCCAGCGGCTCGATGCCACCGAAGAGGGAAATATCCCTCGACTTGATGGCTATCTTGCCGTAGGGGTCAGACTTATGCATCATGCACATCAGTCTGATGTAGATGCCTGTTGCCGATGCAGAACACTCCAGCAGCTTTTCATCGTTGAGGAAGTCCTGCACGTTCAACGGCAAACATGGTTGGTCTCTTAATGCCATAATCTCTACTTCTCGTTATAAACCAGTGAGAACTCTTTCGGAACGAAGCCCTTGGCAGGCATCGGCACGGCTTTCTCGATGCAGAGCGTAGCCGTCCGCACCTGGTACTCGCCGCCTTCCTTCTCTGCACGTTCCTTGCGCTTTTCCTCGCATTCCTGCAGATACCTGCTGATGACCACCAAGGCACGGTTCGTGTCGATGGTGTTCACGATGAAGGACTGGTGCAGCTCAACGCCATCGTCATAGGTGATCTTCATATCCATCTGGAAGAACTTCTTCTGATCCTCCCTGATGGGTTCTTCATCCTCCTTGCTCTCTGTCTTGGCATTGATGTAGGTCTCCATGTCGATTTTGTCCTGAATATAGGCCACGTCGATATTCTCCTTGCTCATTTCGTCGGTTAGGATGATGCAGGAGTCCATTTCCTTGATGGCCGTGAACACGAAACCGCCGCTCCTGTTCAGCTCCAGGTAGTCACGCATGATTTCCAGAACATTCTCAATGCCACAGGCGTAGAGGATGAAGCGAAGATTATCCTTTCCGATGCGGACGTTCACGCTGTAGGGGTAGAGGGCCGTGTTCTCCAGCTCGTAGGCCTCGCGGTTCTGATTGCTGACCTCAATCTCCTTACATTCCCCTGCTGCCTGTGAGAACTGAATCTTCTGGAGAACGTCGCGGGTGATGAGAGTGCCTTTCTCGAAAAGCACCTCATTGCGCTCTATCTCACAGGGCTTTCCCGTGTCGTGGTCGAAGAACGTCTCTTTCCAAGTTTTCAAGACCTTCTTGCAGATGTACTTGTTAAGCATCCGCTTCGGGTCAGCTGTCGTGATGCGGATTTCATCCTTCCGCGTCTCAACCTTCTTCTTGATTGATTTCTTTGCCATAGTTACTTACCATTTGTTGTGAACATCATAAACTCAGCCCAGATGTCGAGGAACTGCTTTCCTGCATACTCCGCTAACTCTTCTGTCTTGAAGCAGAGCCGACCACCGACGCCCGTGTTCGAGTACGTGGAGGCGTTACTCGTGCTCGAATAAGCGACACCCGCGTTCGCGTGCGCATTGTTGACCGAGCGACCGAGCACCCGGCGTTTGTTCTCTTCTTTCATTTCGTCAATCTCCTTCTGTGTGTAGAGAACGAACCAGGGATAATAGCGGTATTCATCAGTTGTGAACTGCGGAGTCCATCCCTCATTCAATGCAGCTGTGATGATTCTTACCTTCAAGTAGGCAATCAAATCCTCAGACAGCGCATCACCACGGTAGGCTGATGATGTCTGTAGATATTGGACTACCAGAGGATGGTCTTGGCCAAGCTCATTGCAGGCATCCTCGAATGTCTTGACGCGATCCCTGATGTCCTTTGGCTTGAACAGCTCCTTGCCGAGAAGATGTTCCAGCAGTTCCTTACCCTCGGGGGATGCGTTCTTATAGGCATTCAGCGCATTCTCTTCCGAAATTTTAATTTCCTTTTTCATTGTTACTTTCTTTAATTGATGATTTGAGTTTCTTATCCAGCTTCTTCGCCATCAGCCGCATGAGCCTTGCGCGGTTCTCCAGTCGCAGGGTTCCTATACCGAGTTTTTTCCTGCTGCATACCTCGACCTCTACGAGTGCTGCAGATTCTTCCAGAAACCGGATGATGTTCTTGATATCTGTCTTACATACTTCCATGTCAGTACGGTTCTTTGGATAGGTCGAGCGTCATGCCAGCATTGGCGGCGTACACGCACTTTCCCGTCAGCTCTGAGACCTCACGGACAAAACGCTTCTCGTCGGCGTTTCCGTCGGAGAGGTGAATCAGGATGATGTTGCTAACGTCCGAGAGGTCGTTGTCCTGTAGTATGAGCTTGGTGGTGCCAATCTCCATGTGGGATTTCAGCAGACGGGGGCGCATAGCCGGGGGAACGCTGCCGTTCTCAATATTCCTGGTCAGAATGTCGTCGGCATAGTTCGCCTCAATCATGATGTGGTTCATGCGAGGCACAACCATGTCAAGCGTCATGGTGTCGGTGACGAACAGGATTCTTCCGCTTTCGGGATGGTCAATGACATAACCGAGGCATCCGCATCGTGTACCGTCGCTGTTGGAATGGTTGAGGGCTATCGGCATAATCTTGAAGTCGCCAACCTTGATGCCGTGCAGCGGCTCGATGGCCCTGGTGAATGGAGCACCGAGCAGCTGCTTGGCTTCAAGTGTCTCAGAGAGTGCCAGAACCAGTACCCCGGAAGCGGCCAGTTCGCCGATGTACTTGGCGTGGTCATTGTGATGGTGGCTGATGATTGCCCCTACAATGCCGTTTATCTTGAATCTGAGAGCCTTTTTCACTTCCAGAAACCTTACACCTGCCTCTACTATCAGAGAGCCGCTGGCGGCCTCCAAAACGTAGCAGTTGCCAAGTGAGTTGCTTCCAAGGATATGCAGTTTCATACTTCGTCTGGCTTTGATGGGTTAATAACCTGGTTCGTCATCGTTCGCGGGAGCTGCAGGAGCTGGGGCAGGAGCTGTGCCGGAGTCCTGACCCTGCGGCTGCTGAGTGGTTCCGCTGTTCGTGACGTCCTCATACTCCGCATCTTCGAGCTTGGTAGTAGAGCGGCCCTGCACCTCTGCGTCACGCTGGCGCTGTGCGGTGTCCACATCATCCTCGTCTTGCTTGCCCTCATAGAGCCATGCGTCATCAGAGCTGTTGATGACCATCTTACAGGCACGGCCGATGACCGTCTTTTTACACATTTCGGCCGGGAAGTTCTTGTGTGCCGGACTCTGGCCCTTGGTGGCTCCCTGATTCCAAGCCTTCTTGATTTGGTCAATGGTCATGATAGTTACCTCAGTTCTGCCATCCTCAAAGGTGGTGATGGCGTAAGCTGCCTTGATTTTTGCATCGTCGATGTTCTCAATCTTCTGGTCGTGCTTGATGACCTTCATGAGTCCTGTTTCAGGATCGATGGTGTACACGAACTCGTCACCCTCATAGATGACGTTGGCAACTGGTTCACGCTTGATGCCGCCGCCTACACGCTTTGCCAGTGCAACGGTGCCGAAATAGGAACGCTGGAACTCCAGCTTGTTTCCGTAGGCAATGAAATAGCCTTGCGCCTTGCTTACGGACAGGCCCTGCAGAACCATGTCGAAGATGGCGTTGGCAATGGATGCCTTTGTGCATACTTCCAGCACTGGCTTGTTGTTGCGGTCAACGGCCTCTTGGAGGATAAGCCATGCTGATTTCAGATTGTTGCCTACCGAGTAACTCTTGGGGAGTACGAGGCTACCGTCAGCGGTAAAGCTCTCGACTCGCTTCATTACGAGGTCAGCAACGTTTTCGTACTTGACTACAGCAGTCTGTTGCTGCTGTGCGCCCGGCTGGGCTGTTGTCGATTGATTCTGTGACATACAATCTTGAATTTAGGGTGAATAATATTATTGAACTTTGAGCTTCGTACAGGAAGCGTCAACTATCAAATTGATTACCTGGGAGTCCACGTCGATGATGTCTGTGGCCGACTCCCTGTTGTCGATGAAGATGGGGGCGTTTACCTCATTGGCCCGGCAGATGGCATTGATGATGTCAAGCCCGGCATTGATTTTCTCTGAGTTGGATAGTACGGAGTAGGGGGTGCCGTGCATCATGCACTCGCAGGTCTCGACTTCGCCACCGTTGATCTGTCGCTCGTACATCTTGAACTTGACGATGGAGAAAAGGCTGTTGATTTTGCCCTCTACCATGGCCACCTTCGCCTTGCCGAACTCCAAGATGTTGAACTCGATGCCTTCAAGCTCAGTCAGGGCCTCGTTGTTCTTCTTCAACTCTTTCTCCAGTTCCTCGATGCGCTTCAACGTGGCGGCAATGGTATCACGCTTTGCCAGACGCTTGCGGTCATCCTCTATGCCATCAAGCAGGAGGTTCTTTCCATCGGTGAGGAAATCGGTGTCGGGCTTCTCGATGGGCTTGGCGATCTCTGCCTCCAGTGCGGCAATCTCCTTGTCGATTTGCTGAAGCTCTGAGTCTGAGGCAATGCCGGAGGTGATATCTGGCTGAGTCGGTGCAGCCTCTGTGAAGGGCTTCTCGACGAGTGATGCCAGAAGGGCTTCTTTCTCCTTGATGACAGCCTCGGACTTGGCAATGCTCTCTTTCAGCTGGGCCACCTCAGCGGCAACCTTCTGGCCGTTGGTCTTATTCTCGCTGAGCAGATGGGAGGTGTGAGCATTGTATGCCTGTCGCTGTTCCTCGATGCTGCGGTCTATCTGGCTCTGCTCATAGGGACGGCCACAATGCGGGCAGACGGTTTCAAGGTTCTCTGGGTTGAACTCACGGGCCTTGATGCTGCGCCACTCGTCACGGAGTCTGTTAAGCCGCTGTTCTCGCTCGTTGATGTCACATTGTAGGCTGATGATGACTTCACGCTCACGTCTGATTTCAGACTCGGCCATCCTGCGGCGCTGGCTGGTGTCGAAGCTCTGCTGCTGTGCTGCAATGCGTCGGTTGTTGTAGTCCTCAGTCTGCTTATAGAAGTCTTTCAGCAGTTCGTCGCGGACGGCACCCTCACGGACGGCACGCTGGCGTTTCTTCTCGGCAAGTTCCTTGGCTTTAGAGGCTGTTTCCTGTGCCTTGGCTTGGTAAGCCTTGCCCTCGTCGGCAATCTGGCCGTCAAGCTCCTTAATCTTCGCCTCCTTCTCCTTGATGTCCTTTTCAAGGGCTGACCAGTCCTCGGCCTCCGGCATCTGGCGTTTGTTCTCGTCGATGCGTGCAGGGATGGTCTCGATGGCTTCCTTGATGCGCTTCTTCTTCGCTCCGATCTCACGCTTGTATTCATCCAGCGTCTTGTAGCTCAGCTGCTCGGCGAGGTTGGCGAACTTCTCCTGGTCACTGGCCGCTACGTCGGCATCGGTGAGGTCACCTGCCATCTGGAACAGCATACCGCGCTGGATGGCTGGCTTCATGGAGGGGAAATAAAGAGGGTTGGTAATGAGCTTGAAGATGCTCTCGTCGCAGATGTCGGCAATCTTCTTGGCAAATTCAGTCTTGGAACAGGGTACATCGTTCCAGTAGCGTTCCTCGCTGTTGCCGTCATAGACTGCTTCCTGTGAGCCGCGTTTCTTGACCCAGTTCTCAACGAAGCAGCGTTTGAGGTTGATTTCAACACCATTAACCTCGATGCAGGCAGAAACCTCATGCGGCAGCTTCGGGATAATGTTGTTGTTCTCGTCATAGGTTCTGATGCCGAAGTTCTGGCGATCCTGGCTGTCCTTGTCGAACATGAGCCAAACAAAGGCATCGAATAGGGTGGTCTTTCCTGTGTGGTTCGCGCCGTAGATATTGGTCTCGTGCTCGTCGAAGTCCACCGTCAACTCCCGTACACCCTTGAAGTTAAGGAGCGACATTTGCCTGATAATGATACTTTTATTCATACAAATACTATTATTTATGTGTGAAACAATAAGTGTTCGCTTTCGATTCCGTGACGGCCTTTGTCTCTACCTTGTTTGTACGGAGCCAGTTTTCAATCTCCGTCTTGTCGAAGAAAATCTTGCCGCCAAGAGGTTTGTAGAATGGGATCGTCTTGTTGGAAGTCATGCGGTACAGATTGCCAACGGTGAAGCCAGTCATAAGGCTGACGTCCTCGATGGTGAGTATGTCCTTTGCTCCCATCAACACCAGACGCTCAATCTTGTCGAGCCGTTCATTGATTTGTAAGTATTCCTCGCTTGCCATGTTCCTGCTTTTTGTTTACGGTGTTCAGCCTCCAGACGAACAGCCCGGCAATGCCTATGCATATCGCCGCCAACAGAATCGAGCTGTCAGCAGCGAGGATGCCAGTAAGCATGAATACCATGATGATATTCACCAGCACTACCTCGCGTCTTGTCACGGGGCCGTCTTCACCCATTACTTGTGTTCCTGTTTCGCTCTTCGCATCGAGCCATGCCTTGACAGCCGATACCCGCTGAGCGTAGCGGTTAGATAGATAATTCTTCATACCAGTATTGCGTTTTGTTAATCCTTTGTAGGGAAGAGAGTAGCCACAGGAACATTCAGCTCCTTGGCGAGAACAGCTTGCGTCAGCGCATCGGGAATCTGTCGGCCAATGACCCACATCTTCACGGTAGCCTCGGACTTCTTAGTTACATCTGCCATGCGGCGGATGAACTCCTTTCTTGGGGTTGGAAGAGGTGGCCGCTTAGCGTACCCCTCGTAAATCTCCTTGAATGACTTTGGTTCCATTTTACGTTAAATTTCCTTTTTCTTAATTGTTTTCCGCACTTTTTGCGTATCTTTGTCGCAACTTTCAAAGGTTGTCGGTGCAAAATTAAAGAAAAGTTCTGAATATCTTCACCACAAATGGAGAAAATCTTCTGAATTTTTGAAATTTTTAACAAAAAGACTATTTTTATGAGTACAATTAAAGAGCGAATAACCGAATTTATCGAATCCAAGGGCATTTCCGTAAATGCTTTTGAGACATCGGTAGGACTGAGTAAGAGTTATATGGCCAAGGTCAAAGGGTCTCTTGGCTCTGATATTCTGGAGAAGATACTCACCACTTATCCAGAGATAAACTGCATGTGGCTTATCAAGGGAGAAGGTGAAATGTTCCGAACTGATTCACCACCAGACGATGAAGCTATTCACCATGAGGACGGTCATACTATAGTCGGTGGCCATGTATCAGGCAATGGCAATAATATCTCTCACAACGACCACGACAATATCTCTGGTATGATTGACCTGCAAAAGGGCTACCAAGACTTGTTGAAGAAGAGTCAGGAGCAGATCGACAGGCTCATTGGCATCATAGAGAAAGGAGGCAAGGATGATAGTTAGGATTCAGGATTTTGTTGACAAGTGGAAGATTGCTATTCCACAAGAACTATTCATCGACATGATGAAGGCTCAGCTAAATGACAAAACATTCTTCCGACTGAATGAGGAAGATTTCGACATCATCAAAACCAATTATAATAAGATTTATGGAAAAGTATTATGAAATGGCCATTGCAGCCTTGATAGATTGCATAAAGAACGGCACCAGCGACAAAGCTCTGGAAGAAGCCCAGTTCAACCTACAGAACGCCCTCGGTACATCGACAGATGGTAAGACAGCAGAACTATTGGAGTCAATCAAAGAACTGAGGGGCTTATGAGTAAGAGACGTGCATACAAGCAAGAGACCATCGACTGCCAGCAGCGGTTCTTCGACGTGCTGCAGATACTTCTCGATGGCGACAAGGTGCCGGGTGGAATGACTGGCTTCTGTGAGACATACGACATAGACAAGCGCCACCTCTACGAACAGAGAAAGGACATGGGTAAGGGTTATTTCGAGGTTGCCTGGATCCTTCCCCTTATCAAGTATTTCAAGGTCAATCCTACATGGCTCCTTCTCGGAACTGGAGAGCAGTTCAGGAAGAGGACTATATAACAACAAAAGCGGGGCCAGTTTTCGTGACCTCGCTTTTTCATCTTTCCCCATACCCCTATTTTACTCTTTCTATTTTTTCTTTCTCTTATTCATTATTATAATATATATATAGGCAAAATTCCAGCAGGTGCCGCTACTTTTGCCGCGGCGTTTGTCGATAGTTTTGCCGCGACAAATCACACGAAAAATAAGCAGTTCGGGCGTTTTGGTTAACGGATTTAACAATTAACACCCAAAATGATGAAAAACGTGTTGCGGCAAACTTCCAGCAAAAGGGTCGGCAAATGGTGCGGCAAATACTGCGGCAAATGATGCGGCAAATTTCGATTTTTGCCGATAGTTTTGCCGTTACTTTTGTCGCGGCAAATGACGCGGCAAATTTTATTTGTCCTTTTTCAGCCCTATATCTGGTATGTTCATCACCGCCGCCTGCTTGGTCTTGTCGAGCACCTTTGCGTATATCTGAGTCGTGGAAAGCTCACGGTGGCCCAGAAGCTTCGAGACGGTGTAGATATCGGTACCAATATCCAGCATCATGACGGCGAAGGTATGCCGGGCACAATGGAAGGTTATCTCCTTGGTGATGCCAGCCCGGAGCATCCACACCTTTATTGCATGGTTGGTGGCCGATGCCGTGAGGAAATCGTTAAACACCAAGTCCGTTGGGTTCCTGCGCTCACCCAGCAGCTCAGCGGCTTGCGGCGTGATGTCGATGTACTCCTGTCCGCTGGTTTTCTTCTGCTTGAAGATGATTCGCGTGTACTCTCCCTGCTTGTGTACCTCGCTCCATGTCATCTTCATGATGTCTGATCTGCGAAGACCTGTAAGGCATGAGAAGAGGAAGGCACGCTTTACACCAGGTGCAGGACAATCGGCAGCGGTGATGGCCTTTATCTCGTCAATGGTAAGGTACATTCGCTTGCTTTCCTCGGCCTTGAAGTTGTCAACGCCTCGTAATGGATTGTCAGAGATAACACCGTCCGCAAGTGCCTGATGTATGCACGCACGGAGCTTGTTGAAGTAGGACAGCTTGGAGTTCCTGGATAGCTTGTGGTACTCCAGTTCGCGCTCATACCTTGGCGACCACGCCTTGGCATCGTTCTCCAGATAGTCCTTGAAGCCCTGCACCCACTCAGGCGTTATGTCGTCGAAGGTGATATCCTCGTTCTTCTCATATATTTTCAGATGCTTATAGCAGGAGTACCAGTTTCCCCAGTTGCCCCTCGACTCCGGCGCACCCTTGCGCTTCTCGCACATGGCAGAGTAGTAGTCGAAGAATCTGATGTTGTGCTCTGGCTGATGGAAGCCGAACTTTCCGTTCTGATAGTCCACTATGCGCTTGGCCTTGATGGCTTCCGCAAGCTGCATAGTCTTCTTGTTGGTTTCCTTGTCTGCCCGGCTCTTTTCTGGAATGAGGTAGAGCTTCAAGTATTCATACTCCCTCTTGCCGTTGTGGTAGAGGTCAAGGTAAATGGAGCTTCTGCCGTCCTTCAGCAGACGCGTCCTTAGTCTGATAGGTTCTGATGATGTCATACTTTTGTTGTTTTGTTGCTTGAATGATAACGAGCAACAAAGTAACAACAAAAAAACGACAAACGGACTAAAACGGACTCAAAACACCCTATTTATAACTATATTTAAGAAAAATGCCTGTTTTCGGGGCTTTTCTGAGTTCTTTTGCGGTTTTTCTGATACCGTTTGTTATTGTCCTACTTTCCGACGCAGAAACGCTACTTTCCCACGCAGAAATTAGACAAGTCGCTGTAAGTGTGCTGATTACAAGCATCTTAGGCGATTCTTGTTTCTCGTCGAGCAACAATCCAGCAACAAAAATGCAGAAAAATCACTTTCGGAGGGATGCCAAAAGCCCCCATGCCTGACGAAGGACACGGGGGCTTACGCAATACTGATATGTCCTAAAACATTATCAGACGGGTGCAAAGGTAGTCATTTTTTTCGGAACGGCCAAATTTTGGAGAGGGAAAAATTATATTGGACTCCCAAACCGAGGTATGGCTGCATCCCTGCCGGGGTTATTCCGTACCCAGCCTGCACTCCGAAAGTGAACGCCGGGGGAGGCTCCCTTCTTGTGACGGTTATCATCTTACTATACACGCTGATGCTGTCGAGCTTCGCATCAAAGCCGCTTACGTATGCGGTATAGGTGGAGTCCCGATAGACCTTCTGCGTGATGGGAAGTGAGATCGTCACGCTGTCGCTGTCCTCTGGAATAATTCCGACGGCAATGTAGCATGAGTCTGGAATAGAATCAGGCTGATTGTTGCCGATTATCGGCTGTTTCCGTCGGTTTCCACGGACTTTGACAGCGGAAGCAGGGATTTTATAGTCCTTGACTGCTACCTGTGCGCTGTCGGACGCAGAATCAGGTACAAACGTGCTGACAATGGTTGTGGTGTCGATAGACACCTCTCCCGGCTCTGGCTTGCACACCTGGTTCAGCAGTACCAGGTTCAGCAATATAGATACCAGCAGCAGGATTGGAACGATACTCTTTTTCATACCATCAGGCTTTTCCATAGGTTTTCTCAATGTAGTTAACGATTCCCTCTACGTGGAGCCTCTCGATGGCGTGACGGCCAGCGTCTGAGGCGAGGAAGGCAACATCATCCCTGTTGTCCTGGAACAGGTTCTCAGTCAGGACGGCAGGACACGCGGTGTTGCTGAGGATATACAGCCCGGCATTGTTCCAGTATTTCTGGCTGGCCGACGGCTGGCGCATCTTCAAGCCGTTGCCCTTGGCAGCGTCGAAGAGACAGTCTGCCAGAAGCTTGCTCTTGGAAGAAGCCTTTGGCGACACGTTGACCTGCCATCCTCTGGCCTCATGCCACTTGCCGTCTGCCCATGCAGCATTCACATGGATGCTGACATAGAGGACGTTGGCGGCACCGTATTCCTTGCACATCTGATTCACATTGGCGACACGCAGGGCAAGTTCCCGCTGCTGCTCCAGCTTTGCCATTGGCGTCTGCATGGTCTTAGGCAGCTTGTCGCCGTCATAGTCGAAAGCAACGGTGTAACCGAGTGCTTCCAGCTTGGCCTTGATGTCACGGCCCACCTCACGGCTGTAGATGGCCTCGCGGAATTTTCCGTCGGGCGACCTCTTGCCTGGAGTGGTGAACAGGTGAGCAAAGCCGATGATGATTAGGATCTTCTTTTTCATGACCTTACTGATTTAGAAATCGTCGTTGTCTAATGTTGTCCTACTGCCGATATCCGGGGTTTCTTTCTCCTTGACTCTCGCCCTCAGAATCTCCAGTACCGTTTCCTTGTCGAGAATGTTAGCCAAGGCAGCAGCGGCATCATCCATGCGCTTGCGCTGCTTCTTGTCGGCTTTCTCCTTCACGCTCCATGCCTCTACGATGCAGAGGACGATTCCCCAGGCAATCGTCATCAGCGGAACGAAATAGGAGCCGTCCATGAGCATTGCCCAGACGAAGTGTATCATGGTGTCGATACACACGCCAATGAGCAGGATGCCCTCATAGATCAGGAACTTCGTAAGCGTCCGTGACGCTGCATAGCTCGTTTTCTCGTCGCCTCGAAGCGTGGCCTTGCGCCAGCCCGAGACGAAATCCACACCCATAGCCACGATGACGGCTACCATTACAAGGACGGCAAGCATGTACATGACACCCATGCCGTTAAATACAAGTTCTTTCATTGTCTCATTCATTGTTATAAAGTTGGTTTACCCAGTCTCGCGCCGCATCCTTCTCTTCCCATCCTGCAGCAAGGGTCTGCTGGATGAAGGAAATTGCACCAGTATAGAAGTCCGTAAACGCGTTCATGCTGTTGAATGTGTGGTACATCGGCAGTCCGTCGGCATCCTCTCCAAGCTTGAACTTGATGGGGAGCTGGGCACCCTCCGTCTGTACTGCGACGTCATAAGCCGCCTTGAAGTTGAACTGGTTCTCAGATGACAGGTACACGTTCTTTCCCTGCCACCGATAGCCTGTCAGAATCTTCTGATCCGTAAGTGAGTCCACATGGTCGGTGATGACCTTCAACACTTCGGATGCCGTCGGCCGATGGTCAAACCTGTGCCGATAGTCGAAACCCTGGCCATCCTCTTCGCCATGGCCATAAATAAGAACACACTGGCCCGTACCAAGCACTATAAGCTGGTCGCGCCTCTCTTCTGCTCCATAACACTTTTCCATAGTTGTATTCTTTATGTGAATTGATACCGAACCTTCCCCTGACCGAAGTACTGAGGCTTGATAGTGGTCTCAAAAGGAATGTTGCCAGCCTTCTTGAACTCTTCAAGCCAGAACTTCTGTTCCGAGTCGTTTGTAAGATACTTGCACAGAACGCCGTCCTGCTTCTTGTACTGGACTACATAGCGAGGCCCGTTCTGGGTCTGCACGTCCGGCTCGAAGTCGAGGACGGTAATCTGCATGTTCACCAGTGAGCGCAGATTCTCCGGGGTACCCGGAAGGATCCGCTTTCCATCCTTGCCAGTGTAGTCAACACCAGCGCCTTGTCTCTTTTTCTTCAATTCTGCAAATGATTCCATATTCTTTCCTGTTAATGTTTTATACAAATTCTTGCAGTCACCCCATTTGGCCATGCCTTTGAGGCTTCCGATGATTTCCTGCCTACGCTTGCGGCTCTTGACCTTTGACAGCTTGCGGGCCGCTTTCTGCTTAGTTCTTTTCCTAAGTCGTGCCTTTTCGCCGTCGTACACGAAGCCGAGGAAGTCTATTCCCTCCTTGATGGGCTTCACGCTCTCATTGGGCTTTATCTGGAGGCCTAACTCTGCAACCTTCTCATGCATAATGTCGCGGAGCATCCAGAGCTTACTCTTGGAGTCTGCCAGTATGACGATGTCGTCACAATAGCGGTAGTAGTACTTGACTCCCAGCACATCCTTGAAGTAGTGGTCGATACTGCTCAGTATGATGTTACCGTAACACTGGCTCGACCTCAGACCGATGGAGAGGCCCTTCGGCATCATGGTGATGAAGCTATGCAGGATCGGTAGAAGAACGGGGTCTTTTATGTAGTGCTTCACGCACCGCCACATCACTTCCTGGTCTATCGACTCAAAGAACTTCCTGATGTCGCACTTGTAAAAGAACCTCGTGCCTTCCGGGTCGCTCTCGATGTCGTGGCGCATCTTCTCGAAAAGATGGTGCATTCCACGACCGGGGATGCTTGCTGCAGATGTCTTGATGACGCCCGGATATAGCACATCTTCAACGATACGCATGATGGCGTTGCATCCTACCCTGTCAGTCACGCACGGGCTTTGCACCAGTCTTATCTTAGGCCCGTCCGTTACAAGCATTTCCTGATAGCCCCTCACCCTGAAAGTGCCGTCGGATATCTCCTTTGTCAGCCAGGCGATAATCGTTTCACGCTTGTTACGATAATATGTACGCCTTGGCTCCTTTAGCTGGTCAACCACTTCGTCAAATGCCCGATCCATATTGGAACGCTCAACGATCCTGGCGACCAGATGACCATATCTTTTAGCCATTACAATTCTTCTTCGTTCGTGTGGCCATAGCATGTTCGAGCAGATGCCTACTTATCCATAATCGGCCACACCCTGTGATGTTCCAGTTTTCCATCCTGTAAAGGATGCTGTTACTGAGGCTCAAATCCCTCGCCGTCAGCATTCACCCATCCCGTGAGTGTGCGCCGTAGCGACGATTGTTTCTCCAGATGATTGCTCACCGTGAAGCAGAGTTTCGATTTAGCAGAGCCGACCACCGTTGTTCGTGTTCGAGTTCGTGGAGGCGTTATTCGTGTTCGAATAAGCGACACCCGCGTTCGCGTTCGCATTGTTGTTCGAGCGACCGAGCACCCGGCCTGTGGGATTTTCTACCTTTTTCATATTTCAATCTCGTTTTCCGTTCGGGGGTGGCCATGCGGCCACCACGTTCTACGCTGCCGATTCAAGCTCGCTCTCGTTCTCGATCTCACCGAAGAAGCAGAGCCGACCACCGTTGTACGTGCTCGAGTTCGCGGAGGCGTAATACGTGCTCGAATAAGCGACACCCGCGTACGCGACCGCACTGTAGTTCGAGCGACCGAGCACCCGGCCTTTATCACTATTAGATGACTGATAAGCGGCATAGCACATAGCGTATGAGGTCTCTCCCGTATAGGCTGATACCACTATCTCACACCTTCTGCCGAAGCGGACACGGGCTGCACAGGTAGTATTGTTCAGAGAAGCAGCCTTTACCCTGCGCTCGTTGCCGTCCTGCTGTAAGATGTTGTAGAAGTAGTCAGTCACATAGGAGGCACTTGCAGGACGCCTCTCTCTGAGGAACTGAGCAAACGAAGGAGCATTAAAGCAGCCCTTGTCAGTCCACTCATAGGTAGATGCCGTCCAGCACTCCAGACCCCACATCTTGTTATGCTGGTTCTGTGCCGGGTATGCTGAATCACCCATACCGATATTGTTACGAATACCAGTCGTTTCACCAGAGGAAGAACCTCGTCCGACTATGGTTTCAATATCTCTTGTACCGAACCATGCCATCAGCAAGTTTGCCATGTCCTTCGATGTCTCGAAAGGCACGGTGGTATATTCACCGTTGAGGACGCCAGACTGATACGTGCGGTATCTCGCAAGATTGAAGAAGTCCTGGGCCGTGCCATTGATGCGACTTGTCGGCAAAGCGGTTGGATTGCCTATGCTGTCGTAAGACCATGCAACCTGTGTCGATGTACCACTGCCGCGAGACACTACCTTGCCACTGATGGAGCGTAGACCACTTGTCGGAGTTCCGCCAGTAGTGATGCCCTCTGCCCAGCCTTGATAGATGCCGATTAGCTCAGACTTATGTTCTACCCAGTCTGGCTCAATGGCCTCAATCTCCATGCTGTCAGTCAAGATAACCTCCGGCTCAGTAGCTGCCGACTCCTTGGTGCAGGCGAAATAGAGATACTTCGCGTTGTCCGGGATGGTCAGGAAGATGTAGTCGCCGATGTTGTTGTCGAAGTCAGCAGGGTTGACAATGGAACCGTTCACGACAATATCCTGCATTTCAAAGTTGAACACCTGCAGCACCTTATTATTGATGCCGACGAAAAGGACACAGGCCATGCCGTCGCTCCTATCATGGTAGCCAGGGAACCTTACCTGCTTCATACCACCGCTAACGTCCACCCTGTATGTGTCAAGGGCATTGGTTCCGTAAAGCAGAGCCTCGTTCATGGTGTCACCGACGCTGTGCCTGGTATTCAATGGAACAGAATCAGCTATCTTCGTAAGTGATGACAGCTGTAATCTCGTTGTGACGGTAGCCGTGCTGTCTGGGGACGTAGTGCGGTTGGAGAGGAACAGGTGCTTTCTCGCATTCTTATAGTCATTGACACCCTTGTAGTGATACTTAGGGACATATAGGAATACATCACGCAGGAGGATGGAAGAGGCTCCCGTGATGTCGGCAGCAGTTCCGTCAGCCTTTAGCGTATAGTTCGTCTTGGAAAGAGGCTCAACGTGCATCTTGTGTGTGTCAGGATTGACGTATGCAGTAACAGGAACACAGCGGTCGTGAATCAGCTCTACGTGGCCCGAGTGGAAATATCCGTTGGGGTGTTCTATGCTGGTATCTGCACCTGCCCTGTAGTCATATCCTGTCTGGTTGTCCTCGTTGGTGATATTCGCCGGATCTGTTTCTTCGTCACTGAACACATATTCCGAGTACTGACATTCAAGCACCGTAAGGCCGCAGCGCTCGAAGAACGTCTGCATGGTGGAGAAGTCATCCACCACGTCAAGGAGCTGCACGGTGCCGATCAAAGCGGGATAGGTCTGTTCAGCACCAGTGGCCGTCAGACCCATGTAGCCGGACATGAAGGGTCTCAGAACAGAGGAACGGACACGTCCGCTCATGCCCTCAATGCGCACATGGTCTATGTTATGGCACTGCTGGAGCAGTATTCTCCAGTCGAGGTTAGGACACTCGGCGAAGTTGAGCGCACGGACTGACGCGGCATTCTGCAAAGTTAGCCCGGAATGAGTCAGCTGTGGCAGATAGCGAAGCGTCAGGGTTGTCAGCGTGGCCGGAAGAACAACGGTTGTAGCAGGGGCACCCTCCGCAATCTTCACGGTAGTAAGAGAGGTTCCTCCAGCAAGCAGCGTTGTTAGCCTGGTATGCTTCGATACGTCAAAGATTCCTGCAGTTCCTGTGTGTACCGATGTCTGGCCTGTGATGTCGATATACTGGAGTTTTGACGTCTCTCCGAGAATCAGCGGTGCATTAGACACGCCGACGGTGGCTGGCATCACCAGCTTGGAAAGCATCGTACAGAGAGAGAGGTTTACGGTACCATTCAACTGACTGCCCATGTTGGTAAAGTCAAGCTCCTTGATGCAGCTTGCACCTCCGAGCATCAGCGGGTCATTGGTGGCAAGACGCTGTGTGAAGCTGAGCGTCAGTTGTTCGTCGATGTCTGCTCTCGACGGGCCTTGCAGCCAAATACCGTTTAGCTTGTAACCGAAGTAGTAGAGATCACCGCTCGTCAGCGTCAAGGATGACGGAGTATCGCCTGCCTCACGTACCACCGTGAAAGTCATAACGTCGCCGTTGTAGTCACCAGCACCGTAACGGGCATCGAGCAGCCTTGCACGGTCGTTGATGAACTGCCTGATATGTTCCTCACGGCTACCAGTCAGCGTATAGACGTAGTTCATGGTGTCGATGGTATCAATGTATTTCAGCTTGCCACTCTTGTTGTACTGACGTGCAGACCAGTTGCCAATCATGGTGCCGATGAACTCGTCGAGCATCTTCTGGTTGGTGAGCTTGTTGCGCAGGGCAATGGCACAGCGTTTCAGATCGCTTTCGAGGTTGGCCAGTACCAGGCACCACAACCATGAGCTGTGGCCCTCAAAGGCATACTTGGCACGCTCTGAGTCGTAGCTGTCTCGCGTGATATTATATAGGTACACGATGAAGGCATCATTACGGATGGCCTCCCATGTGTCGCCGTCGTAGAATGTGGAGTACCATTTCAGGCCGTCCCACGTTCTCCAGAGGATATTCTTCGCCAGCTGGTCTTTTCCTGCCAGGTAGTCGATGATAAGGTAGTAGGTCAGCAGGTGGTCAACGTCGAAGTACTGGCTTATCTCGTTCTGGAACTTGGTAGATACCCACTTCGCCTTTGACACGTCGCTCCATCCTGCGGAGGTGCCGTAGTCTGGATTGGCTCTCATGGCAGCAGGTACGCAGTCGTATATCCAGCCCATCAGACGCTCGATCACGCCACGGGCGCCTACCCATGTATTGTTGTTGCCGTCGATGATGTTCCCATCTACTGGCTTCACGCTCCACTTGCCTTTAGAGGCATCCCACTGGCCCTCGTTGACGTTTGCCCACTTCGCATCCTCCGGGAAGTTGAACTCAAAGCCGTCATCAAACTTGTCTGCAAGCTGATTCCTGAGTGCCGTGCTGCCAGCACTACCCGCTGGCTGGAACAGCGTCATGGGAGAGTTATTGTCGAGGGCTTCAAGGGCAATGGCACAAGGCCAGTTCACGGGGTTGCCGCCGCTGTCCTTCACACCCTCCATGCCGAAGATGGTGCCTGACTTGGATTTTTCGTTGTTGAGCACGAACTGGCCGCAATAGGACAAAGCGCCTGCCATGCTGGTACCACAGAAGATGTCGCACGGCAGACCGTCAACGGACTGGCGCACACGGGCATCATACTCCTGCGGAGGTGTGAGGAATCCCAAGGAGCGCATGATGTCATCGAATAAGTGGGCACCGCCAGTGTTACCAGCGAGTGAAGAGTCCACGAAGTCGGTCTTGGCACAGAGGACGGACTGCTCGATGCTGTTGCCGCTGCCTCGCATGGCATAGCCCTTGGCGGTGTCCGTCACATCGATGCCTCCGACAAACAGCGTCCTCGTCAGCGTGCCGTATGCCTTGACGATGTAGATGCGGATATTCTTATAGGGATATTTCACCGATGACGTACCTTGTATGCGGATGATGACATTATATGCCTCGAAACCCTGTCCTATGGGATTTCCGTTAGCATCGAGAGGCGGATCCCAGCGCACATAGTCTGCGAGGAAGTCCTGTTTCTTGTCAACACAGGCGAAGAGGTCAGTAAGTCCATTGCCGGAGTCGCCGCTTCTGATGATTGTGAGCGTACCGCGACCCTTACTGCGTAGAGTGTCACGGTTGATGGCAATATTGCCGTCGCTGTCCGCTGTGTTATTGTTGTCGCCTACGGCATTGGCTTCATGTGCTGCTTGAATCTCAGCTGCTGTAGGACGGGTGAGAATCTGGAGTGATACGATTTCGTCAGCAGTCAGCGGTGTACGGAAGTAGTACATACTGCGGATTCTCACGTCTGCCTTGTCTGAGTCAACTATTATAGGCTGAGGTGTATTCTGTCTTAGTGAACCACTATATCGGTTAGCACGGCTCAGCTTACCGTTGACAAACAGCATGGCAAGGCCGTAGCCGTTGCGCACTGGCTGCACGACGAATGCAAGGTGCATCCATATATCACGGGCCATATTGGTGACCACACCATGAGGGCGTGTGATGTAGAGGTCTGCGGCATGACTTTCGTCGGTGATGTTTCCGTTTGCGTCCAGATAGTTGCCGTCTGCATCTGTCAATTTCTCTGCGGTCTTAATGCTCTCCACGCCACCGAAGTAAAGACCGGCTTCTTCGGTGGTCACCTTTATTCCCATCGGGTAGCCTTCGCCTCCGTTGTCCCAGAGACAGCTAACGATGGTGGCTCCACGCTCCATGACCTGAGAAACCTTGATATCCATGAGGAATGTCATACCCTGGTTCTGGATGGAGTAGTCATTATCCTGCTCGTCGAGCACGAAGAGGTAAATTTCATGCGTCGATTTGGCCCCATTCGTTAGCAGCATGGCCGTTACTCCCTGCGCGTCGGTGTTCCACCCGTTGGTGCGGTAGTCAACGCCTGTAAGCGTCGTTATACCGCCCCAGTCGCTTCGTGTGGCAGGACTCTCGCTGTTGGTACGACCATTGGCTGTTAGTTTGACTCTGTAGCCAACAGGTTCGGTCTCGGTCACACCTGCAGCGGCAGACACTACTACGGCAAATGTTTTCATGACGTTGCCAACCGTGATAGTCATGACGTGTGTGCCGCTGGTGTCGAAGCGTTGATTGAGCGTCTGCAATGTTCGGTCTGCAGAAAGGGTCTGCGTGGTCACTCCGTCAACGGCTACTTCAACTTCCGCCTCCAGTGTGTCGGATTTCCATACAGCATAATCCAGGGCCAGTGATCCGAACTGCTCAGCAGAAAGAGGAATCGCCTCTGAGCCATAGGCGTATGGAAGCGGCATGTCTGCCAGCTGTGCAATGGGGATTGACATTCTTACGCCGAGGTAGTTGCCGGAGGCACCCGCTTTCAGCAGGTCAACGCTTACGACGTTACTTAGGAGCCCGGAACTGACTGCCACAAGCTGTATGTTGTGACGTCCCGGCGTGAGGTCAGCAGCCGTCAGATAGACATTGCCACGGGCAGTACCGCTAACCGTAGCCGTATCGAACTGCACGCCGTCCTTATAGATGTAGATGGTGGTGCCAGCGGGCACGGTGTATGTATAGGGGATGGTGATTGTCTGGCCGTCAACGAAACCGTTACTCAGGGCCAGAGCCGATGCAGGGTCAAAGGAGGTGGCCAAGTCCATGGTGATGACGCTCACGCTCTTGAAGCCCTGCGCCCTCTGAGGTTCCTCACCATAGACGGTCTGCGCAATGACGTAGATATTCACCGTTCCTGCCTGGTTGATGACATCGGGGCCGAGCGTCAGCACCTCGGTAGTTCCTGCGGCCACTGACGGCTTGGTAACGCTATATACCTCGGTGGCACCTATCAATGCGCGTATGGTGACGGTCTGAGCTGCCGTACCGCTCGATGACTGCACACCTTCCTCCTGGATGATGTGGTCATACGTCCACCTCATGCTGATGGAGTCGCCGAGCTTCACACGGGCAGTGGTAAGAAGCTCCGTTGTAACCCTCGGGAACGTCACGGTACCAACCTCGCTTGCGGCAGGGATGCGGACGCTGGCGAAGTCCGTGCCCTGCTCGTTGGTGAAAACGAGGTCGAGCTGTGACGAGTCGCCTTCCACAGGATCTGTGCGGATGCTGTCGATGGTCTGCCCCTTGATGCTGTTTATCTCATGGGCCACGGCTGCATTTTGCACAGCGTTGGAGCTTTCCTCTGACAGCGACTGGTCAACGACAGGAAGGATGATATCCACCACGCCGTTCACGTCCTTTGTCTGGAGCTGGTTATTTACTCTGAGGCCGGACATCTTCTGCCCAAGCTTCGTCTCATGGTCGGAGAAACTGGCCTTGATGCGCTCTTCGACGCGCTTTTTGTCATAGCCCCACTCTCCGTTAGAATCCGTGCCAGACCACGCCTGGTTAAGATTCTGCAATTCTTCGTCTATTACTCTTATTTTAGCCATAATTCAAATGTTTGGTGGTTTACCAAGGTTCGCCGTGCCGCCATGCCTCACCATGACGCCAGCAGCTTACATAGTCGATGACTGACTGGACGGCCATCAAAAGGAATCTCCTGAAAGCACTCATGACGCTGCGGCCTCCCAGCCCGCGCACAATCCGAGTCCGTCCTGTATGCTGACATAGTAGGTATAGCCTGCCTGGAACTCCGGCTCTACCGCCCATCGGACGGTGTCGGAGAGCGTCAGCGTGAAGTTGTCCGACGCTGCCGTGAACTGGAGCATGTATTCGTTGGCAATGCCATCGGTTCCGGGCGTAAGCGTGATATTGAGAGCCGCCACGCTCCCCCAGATGTTCATCTTGTTTGGATCGATGGCCACCGTCGTCTCTGTCTGCTGCACCTTGACGATTTTCGTCTCTTCCCTCAGTCCTGTCACGGACTGCGAGAGCCTGGTCAACGACTGGCTGACACCGCTAACGGTGTTCTGCAGCGTCGTAATCTCGTCGGCATTGTGGTTGACGGCCTCCTTCACCTCATTGGCATTGGCCGAGGTGAACAGGTCGCCTCGCACCTTATTCTGATAGTTAATCTTCTGTGCTGCCATAATGTTATTCTAATAGTTCAAAACCGAAAACATCGGGGTCATCCGTAGGGTTGAACACATACGGGAACCCCACTTCTTCGCCAAGCGTGAAGCCGCCCAGCGTCGCCTCTCCCTCGATTGGCTTGAAGAGATAGTCGAAGCCTATGCGCTCTGCCACATTCTCGCCACCGATGCTGAGGGCGTGAGTGAGCAGCAGTGGAACATTGCGCGTCCCCTTGCCGTCATCGACGTCTGGCATGTTGGTGTCAGCCACCTTGACGCGGACAATCTTCCTGCGCCCGTCGGCATCTGGCTCCTGCCTCGTTACGTGTAGCTTGATGTGTTGCAGTGGCATGGCTTACTTGATAGCGTCAAGTGCAGGGATAAGTTCTCGCTTCACGATGGCCTTGAAGCCCTCGTCGATAAACATCTTCACCGTCTGGGCCTGTTCCTTGCTCAAATCCACCTCATGCTTGTGGTAGATGTCGTGGCCGAGGTCTGCTACTGCGATGTCCTTTGCATTCAGGTACATCATGTTTCCTAACTCCTTCGAGATGTCAACGGTCTGTACGTTGCCCTCGATGTCCTTAATCTGGACTTTTGAAAAATCAATTTTCATAATAACTAATCTTTATTGGTTACTAAATAGTGAATCCATGCGAATCTCCTGCGCTCTGACAGATAGCCAGTATTATTCTGGTTGGCGTATGCCTCGCGCTCGAATGATACATTACGGTATGCCTTATCCCAGTTCCTGTACTGAATCAGTCTGAAAAGGAACTCCAGCCCATACCAGAGAAAGAAGAATATCACCAGCATTTCCTTCTGCTGTCTGCTGTGAATCTCTTCGTGGATCAGCAAGCGGGGCGTTATCTGGTAGCCCTCCTTGACGAGAAGCCACCAGACAAGCATCATTGCGTCATATCCCTTTGGCGGGAACCTCTTGCACATAATAATCTTCATATTATATCTGGTCAAAGTCACCGATGTTAAACAGCATGAACTGGATATTACCGTCGTTTCTTGAATCATCGTCACCGCATTGCAAGGTAACTCCAGTAACCACTCCGTTTGTATTCGTATAGGCTTTTACGCCTCCATAGAGAGGGTTACCGCCACCTGCAATGTCGCTTGATGCAGTGACCATAGCAAGAAGCTCGCCTTCCTCAATATTCCAATCGGAAGGAATGGAAAGTTCATAAACGCCTTGGCCAGTTCTTGAAGCCGTGAGCGTTTTCCCGTCGAAAGTCTTATACGATACGGTGACTGCACTATTGTCATAAACAATCGTTCCGAACCCGAGACACTTCAACTCCCTGCCGTAGCTTCGCGTCGGTGCGAGGTCAATACGTCTTACAACGATGTACCCGAAGAAAGTAGATGCCGTCCCATAGCCTTTGAGAATGACGCATTGGCGTGAAACCTCGATAGAGGTACGCTTGCGGCCATCCTCATAGAAGAACATTCCACTTGGAGCATCAAACGTTGTCGATCCAGTGACGCTTTCATGGTGACACAACGTAATCAATCTGCCGCTACATTCAGTATTCCAGTACAAATTGTGGCTGGAAGAATTATATAGCAGGTTGTCATGTGCCTTCGCCGCATAATATTCGTTACCGTCAATCCATGTTATTTCGCTGTTCTCAACGACGAATGGGCTTGCCATGATACCGTTCACCTTTACATTCGTCAATTCGCTGTTTTGGATAGTGGCATGGTTCGCCGTCATATTCGTCATGGTAACGTTTCCGCTATTGTCAACGGTGAACTTTCCATTGATGACGGTTTTTCCTACGAAGTTTAGGTGTTCGGCTCCGATTGTGAACGAACCTGTGGCGAAGTTTATCTGCGAAGCATTAAGCGTGACGTTGGCTGATGTCAGATCCATAGTCGTGCCTTGCAGATTAAGCGTCTCATAAGTGAAGTCAATGTACCTTGCCCAGAGTGTGAGGTTACTACTATTGAGGTTCACCGTAGAACTACTGAGGTCAATTGTCTTTCCGCTGAAACTGATATGGTCAGCACCGATGGTAAATGACCCAGTAGTAAAGTTGATGCAGTCGGCTTGAATGCTTGCGGTATCAGTAGAAAGCGAAAGCTTAATTTTCCTGACATTGTTTTCTGTTGATATGGCGAAGTTCAGAACGCCTACCCAATCGTATTGCTGCGTACTGCTATTGTAGGTGTAATAGCCAAATCCGAAATTGTTGCTTGCATAGCCTGTTGACATCACGATGCCTAAAGCGTTTGACAGACTCTTTCCATCTGTTGCCGTGAAGCTGATGTGAGAGGCTGCAATGGAAAAATTACCAGTCGTGAAGTCGATGTTACCAGCCCCAATGGTGGTGTCGAAGGTAATGTTGCTTGCCTTGACACCAAACTCACAGCCCGTAAAGTCGATGTGAGAAAGCGCATTGATGGTATAGTTACCTGAGTTGAAGTTCACGTCGCCAGCCGTGATATTCAGATCAGAAGCCGTAAAGCCGATGTGCTTGGCCAACACCGTGAAGTTTTCGAGGGCGTCATCAATATAGGCGTCGATGACATCACCAACCGCATATTGGCTGTTGTCACCGAAGCGGACACTCTCGCCTCTGATGATGACATTGGCGTTTATCTCAACGTTATTGGCATTCAGCAGAAGCTTTGTATTACCATTCTCAGTCTTAAATGAGAGTCCGGCCTGCCATGTGTAGGCATTGTTGGCATAGCTGTATGTGCCGAAGGAGAACTCACCATTGCTGCCGTCAGACCTGATGACAAGTCCGAGGCGGTTCTGGATGGCCTTCTTGTCATTCGCGGCTATGCTTGACAAGTCACCGACGAAAGCCTCTATGAGGTCATCTGCCAGCAGGAATCCGGCATCACCAACCGCCGCGCTTATGTCATCAGCGTGGAAGGTGACATGGCTTGAATCGATATTGAAAGTTCCCGTGGTGAAGTCCACCTGGTCTGCCTCGATGGAAACGCCATTGGATATGACCGTCATCAAGTCGGAGTTTATCACGACATTGCTTGCAGAGAGATTCAGCTTGCCCGTGAAGTTCCCGCTGCTGTTCTTCTCCAGGGCCAGTGAGATTGTTGCAAGCCTGCTCCAGCTGTCGGTCGTGCTGTCGTAGGCTTCCACATACAAGCTGCCGGAGGTAGAGTCAAGGTGAAGGCCGCTCTTGGTCTTACTCTTGCGGTTGTTGACCTCTGCCAGGATCTGGTCGCCGAGGTTTTCAATCTTCGCCGTAGTGCCGCTTGCTGCATCAGCCCAGTCATTGATGCTCCTTGCAGCGTTGGTGGTTCTGGCAGTCTTACAATAGAGAACGTCGCCAGTCCATTTGTAGGTGCGGCTTGTTACGCCGTTTACCGTTGTCTCGGTGTACCAGATGGCATTTACCCACAGGTCGCCTACATCGTAGGGAGCCGGAGGAAGCTCGTTGGCCGATGTCGAGAACACACGCTTTTTCTTGTCGGCTGTATCTTGCGCATCGTCTGCGGCCTGCTGTGCTGCATCTGCCCTGTCCTTTGCATCGTCAGAGAGGGCCGTCAAGAGTGCCGTGCGTGCTGTGTAGAACGCAGACCAGAGACCGCGCCATGTGTCGCCGTCGATGGTTTCCGTGATGTCATTGCCCTGCGCATCCTTTCTGTTGGCATGAAGCCAGAGAGGAATCTTGTCGAGGGCGTTTGCAGCGGAGTAGACGGGGTCGCTCGTCTCGTGTGTTGTGGGGTCGGTGTACCAAGTGCCGTTAGAGCCGTTTAGGTAGGTCGCCACGGCTATGAAAGCTGCAACGTATGGGTCAATATAGGAGGTCTTGATTGTGTCGTTTATATAGTCGTTTCCCTCCATGCAGCGTGCAATGATTTCCGCACGCTCACGCCATGCTGCCAGGAACTCACGCTTCACCGTCAGTTTCTCAGACGGATCGAGCTTGTCATCATTACCCATGTCGCCAATCTTGCTGAGAGCGTTGGTGGCATCCGTCTGGGCCTGTTCCGTCTTTACACGGGCTGCTACCTCGATAGCTTTCAGCAGAGTTGCCCGGCTGTCGAAGTAGTTCTTCCATGTATCGCGGTAGTTGGCGGCTGTCAGGCTGTAGTCTGAGAGCTTCACGTCAACGTTCAATGAGGCCAGCCATGCAGGTACGGCATTGCCGGACTCCACGCTGTTGATGCTCTCGATGCTGTTGCCGTTGAGCATGAGGGCAAGAGCATGGTATCTGTTGACATACGCATTGTATGGGGTATAGATGACGGTGCCGCCCTCGCTGGTGTTCTGAGCATCGTCGAGGTCGTAGTCCTGGGCCTGCTCAATGAGCTTGACGTATTCAGCCACGGTGTCCTGCCACATGATCAGAAGCTCACTCTTCTCGGTTCCTGCGCTGATGATGCCGTCGTCGCCGAAGTTCTCCACCTTCTGCTTGGCTTCGTTGGCGGTGGCTACGGCATCGTCTGCGGCCTCCAGAGCGGCCAGCGTATCGACATCGGTAATCTCTACCCAGAGGAACTTCTGGAGAGTGGAGTCATACGTCCACTGCCATGCACGGCCACCTACACGGGTGGTATTGTTGCGACGCAGGTAATAGACATCTTCGAGGTGTAGCTGCTGCTGGTCGGTATTCCCTGCCTCTACATCGGCATCGTGCCAGTCCTTTGCCGGGTCGTTATAGTGCGTAAGGTCGCTGGAGTTCGGTAACGGGGCATCGTCATCACCGTACCAGATAACCAGCTGCTTGTCGCTCTGCTGGCTGATAGACAGGAGGGATGCACGGAGCGCGTCGAGCTGCGCCTGCAGGTCATGCCCGGCAATACTGATGAAGTCGCCATTGATTTTGTTCTTCTTGGGCGATATGTAGGTAATGGCGGTGGCGTAATCGTTGAGCTGCGGTGCGGAATCCCTCCACGTCGTGAATCCGTCGTAAACGGCAAAGAAGCCACCATTGGGGCCGCTGCCTCCGAGGACGGTAGCACCCTGGCGCTCTGCCTTGGTGGTGTTGCCGAGCTGTACGACCACATCACCATCCCTCGGCTCAGAGTGATTCACGCTGGATGGCAGAAGGATGATATAGCCGAATTCCTCAGAACCGTCATCGATGGCAGACACCTCGCGCCAGAAATAGCGGTTGATGCTGCCGTCCAGGGCCTCATTGAAAACCATCATCAGAGCGAGGTCGCCAACCTCGAACTGGTTGTAGATGTGCTGGCCGTTGCCGTCCACCCTGCGGAAGTACAGCTTATCCAGTCCACCGTCCAGATGCTCAACATGGTCAACGATGATGTTGGCCTTCGTGACCACCAACATGCCGCCTGTGTGCTTGATGTGGTTGACGTCTATCTCATTCAGATGGGTAGTGCCAAGGACGGTAAGGGAGCCGATGGTCATACTTGCGTCGCCGTTGTTGTCGATGAAGATGCCATGCCCGTTTGTACCAAGGATAAGCTCTCTTAGAATCGTCAGCGAGTCCTTAATCACGCTGCCGCTACCCATGAGACGTGACAGCAGGGGGATAGACAGCTCACTAACGCCGCCGCCCCTGGTACCATTGCCACCGTCGCCTGTGGTGGCGCTGCCTCCTGTGCTACCTATGGTGTCTATCTTGTCTGAGAGACGCCCGATTAGTCCCTTGCTGTTCTGATAGTTGCCGACGGTATATTGCACCTCTCCAGTAATGAGGTCGTGGCGTACCATGGTGATATTGCCGCCAAGTGACGGGGGCGTGCCATAGGTAAGGTAGGTGAAGCTGCTCTTGTCACGGGTGTATGCGGCCATAGCAGCCTGTCCGGCCTCCAGAAGCTCAGCCTTTGCAGCCTGCTTATACACTTCGTCCATGGCCACGTTTACAAGCGTGACCTTGTTGTTCTTCAAGTCCATGTTGCCGCCGTAGGGCCTGATGCCTTCGTCGCTGGTAGATGGCAGGATCAGCCCGCCGTCAACCTTGAAGATGATGCGGAACTCACCGTGCGAGGGCTGGTAGCCGTCGCCGATGTCATCATCCTCTTTCTCCCTTGCAGGACTGAGAGCATCGAAATAGGTAAGCTCAAACTCACGACCGACGAGAGGCTGAGGAAGAGCACCGTCTGCATAGTTGGGCTGGAACTCCATCGAGAGGGGCAGTCCTTCAATGATAAGGTTGGTGTCGAAGGAATAAGGCACCAGCTCCGAGCCGTTCCAGTATGCCAGCTTGAAATACCACTTGGAATACTGCTTGTAATGGGTTATCGTGCCTCCCGTCTCTGGGTCTGTCTCAGTGGAGTCGATAATTTTCTTGCCGTTCTCGTCGGTAAGCCAGCACCTGCGCTCATGCACATCGTACATCCAAAGCTCCATCTTCGGGTAGATGTCATCAAACACCAGGTCTTTCATTATCTTGGGACTGCCGCCGCCGAGGATGCTGTCACCATCGAGCATGAGCCGCTGTGTCACCTGCACGTTCTGGCCCTTGATGGTCTTCTTCGACATGTTCCTGGTGCCGCCGAGGATGCGGAAGGTGTTGTACTGGATGCCGCCGTCGGTGGCAGATACAAGGGTTCCTACGGTCTCTGTGATGCCGTTGGCACCTGTACGGGCCTGTCCGTATGAAGGGGTGTCACCGTTCATGTCGAACGATCCGAACTTGATGGTGCGGCTGCTCCATATAAACTGATAGTCCACACCAAAAGCGTCTGCAATGGCCTGTGCTGCACTCTTGACGGTGGCACCGTCGAAGTTGATGCTTGCCGTCACACTACCCGAAAGGCCGCTGGTGTCTGCCGTCCATGTGCCGAGGTCGCCGTGGTCGCTCAGACAGGCGGCAAGGGCATTGGCAATAGTCGAGATATTGCCGGTATAGGGATAGGTGGAGAGCACCACGTCCTCATAGGTGACATTGCCGCTACCGTCAACACCAGTAACAGCCTTGGTGTTGAAGTAGAAAGGCAGGTAGTCCAGCTGTGCCATGCGGTGCAGGAACTTTACGCTGTAGTGGTAGCCGTATGCGTTCTGCTGGCTTGGGTGATAGGTGGAGAACAGGATATAGTCGCTGTCGATGGGGCAGTTGGTACCAACGGGAAGGGAGGAATTGTCGGTGGAGTTCCACTCCATCTGCACATATCCGCCGTCGCTGATGTTCTGCTCCTTGACGATGGACTCAAATACGTTATTGATAGGGAATGCCATAGTTACGTTCTGTTGTTAGGATTGGGTTCTTCGAGCGAAAGGGTGAACTTGGCCATTTCCCGGTTATACTCGGAGAACGGCTGGCAGTCCACGTAGCGGAAATGGAATACCACGTCATCGAGGGCCGAATGCTTGATGTGAATCCAGCCGGGGTCGAGTATCTCTGTGCAGAACTTCCAATAGAGCTGGAAGAACGCCGTCCTTGTCGGTGCCGTGATGTGCATGGGTATCGACAAGGTGCGGACGTCCTTGTAGTTCACGCCTCCCTCTATCGACGTGCCGTGCATGGCCATGTTCTTATTCTGTACTGGCTCCTTGTGCGGGGCAGGGGTCATGATACGGGAAAGTCCCTCATCCTCGAATGAGAGTCCGTATTCGGTATAGGCATCGACCCATACATTGCCTTTTCTCAGTTGTACTTCTCCTATTGGCATATCAAATCAATCCTTGTAAACGTGTAATAATAGTGTCGAGCTTCTCACCGAACAGATTCAGAATAGACCTGTTGCTACGCTTGATGTCAAGCAGGTATTCGTTGGTGGTGTTGAGCATTGTCCGTATCTCCTTGACGGTATCTCCGTTCGGTGACGTGATGCCCGTCATGGCCTGTAGAGTTGCGAGAATCTGGAGGCGCACCTCGTTACCCTGCAGCATGGCCATCTGCTGGGCCACCGCAATGCCAAGGTACGTCTCGAACTGGTCATAGGTCGCCTTGTCTGCCATGTTCATCGTGGCTGTCTGATCCTTGGCGTTACCTGTTCCCATGAGGTCGTGGATGGCCTGCGCTTCCTCGGCGTAGCCCTCCTTGGCGGCTGTGATGGCCGCTTGCAGGTTCTTCAGAAGCAAGGCACGCTCTTCCTCGGAGTAGTTGCCTTTCATGATGGCCGCATACTGCTCCTGCCACTCTGCCAGGCGCTTGTCGAACTCTTCACCGAGAACGAAGCGGTCAATGAAGGCCTCAGTCAGTATCTTTGCAATGTCATCGGCAAAGTCCTGTGCGTCCGACTCCATATCCATCAATGCGGAAACAAAGCTGCTTCTGAGGTCTGCCAGCGGCGAGTTCATCTGCTCCACGATGGCAGTCCAGCCCGTGAGGTCAAAGATGGCCTGAGTCTGCTCCTGCATTTCCTTGGCCTTGGCTTCCCACTCTGCGGCCAGCCTGTTCATGGCCGCTGCCGCCTGTTCCTCGTTCATGCTGCCGTTGAAGATGGCATCGTACTGGCTCTGCATACCCTGGAGCCATGAGTCAAAGGCACTATTGAGCACGAACTTCTCCACCAGCTTCTGCGTCAGAAGCTTCCTGATGTCGTTTACGAAGTCCTGCGTCCCTGACTTCATATCCATGAGGGCAGACAGGAAATCGTCACGCATCGATGTGATGGTCTCGTCGATTTCTTCCTCCACCTCTTCTGGCACATACTCAATCTCGGCCAGCGTGTCGAGCAACGGCTTCACGGCATCACCGATGACGGAATAAAGCTCAATGAGCTGCTGCCGTATCTTCTCCATGGCGGCTGTGTCGCCAGCTTCAAGGGCATTGAACCATGCCTCGTTGATGGCTGCAAGCTGATCTGAGAACTGCTGCTCAATGAGGGCTGATATCATCTGCTCGGTCATTGCACGGGCAATGTCGCGTCCGAACTGCTCAGCATCCTTTTCCATATCCATGAGGGCAGATACGAAGGTGCCTCTGAGGTCGCCGAAGCCCTCCTTGGCTTCTTCCTCCACTTCCTCGCGGAAGATACCGAGGGCATTCAGAATCTGCTCCACGATGGGCTGCAAGTCACCGAATGCGGCTTTCAGTTCCTCGATGTACGGTGCCATCTGAGGAAGGACGCTCTGCCATGTTGCGCCCTCTGCGCCCATAGCCTCGTTAAAGGCATTCTGCAGGTTGTCGAGCAAAGGCTGGATCATGTTAGCAGCCACCATCTGCTCGATAATCTTACGGGCCATTGTACGGCCTATTTCCTCTGCCAACTGCTCACCTGTTGACTCCAAGTCCATGAGAGCGGAAATCCAGCTGTCGGTCATGTCGCTGAAAGTGGTGTCCGGCATTTCCTCTTCCACCTCTACGAGCCTGTCACGGAGCTTTTCGGCCTGATCCAGCGTCAACTCACGCTTGGCGACAAGTTCCTCAATCATGGCATCCAGAGCGGCCTCTATCTCTTCCTGCGTCTTGTTGCCGTCATTGAGAATATCCATATATCTCTGATTCCAGTCCTCCAGGTACTTGTCGAAGTCATCATTGAGGATGAACTTCTCAATGAGCGACTGAGTGAGAATCTTATTGAGGTTCTTACGGAAGTCCTCAGCGTCACCCTCCATATCCATAAGGGTAGAGAGGAACTGGTCTCGCAAGTCCTTGAACGGTGATTCCGGGGCTTCCTCCTTCTTGCCTATGCCGAGGGCGTCACGCATCTTCTGAACCAGCTCAGAAGCCTTGCCGAATGCCTCTTCCATTTCAGAAAGAACATCGTCGATATTCTGCTGACGCTGTGCGTCCGTCAGGGATTCGTCTGTTATGTAGCTGAGAAGCTTCGCGCCGTAGGTTTCCATCAGTTCGCCAAGGCCCATGCTCTCAACGATGGTTTTCTCCACCATTTCCCGTAGCAGGGTCTCGCGGATCTTCTCACCCCATGACTCGGCATCGGCATCCATATCCATGAGCGTGTCAAGCAGAGAGGAACGAATGTCGCTGAAAGCGTTCTCGGCTTCCTCTGCCAGTTTCTCATATCCTATGCCGTCGGCAAGCTGCTGTGCCTTACCTGCCAGCTCTTCGCGCTTTCGGACTTGCTCTTCAAGAAGCTGTGTCAGACGCTGCTCGTCGCCAGCCTCCAGAGCCTCCTTATAGGCATTCTTCCAGTTCTCCAGCCATGTATTGAAGTCGTCGCCAAGGATGAACTCATTCACCAAGTCCTCAAACATCACACGCTGGATTTCGCGTTTCCACGACTCACCGTCTGCCTCCATGTCAGTAAGGGTGTCGAGCCAGCTGTCACGGAGGCCGCTGAAATACTCCTTCGTGACTTCCTCAACGGCTTCTTCTATGGGCTTGATGATGCCCCATTCCGTAAACTGGTCAACCTGCTTTTCCGCATCAGTCATATAGCCCAAATAGGTGCTCTTCAATGCTTCAAGCCTGCTCTTGTATGTCCTTTCGTCAATCTTGCCGCTGTTGTAGTCGGACTGCAATTTCGCAAGGTCGGCATACCAGCTTTCAAGCTTCTGCTGGAAATCCTTTGCAATGAGATTGTTGATGACCATGCGGTTCACCATCTTCTGCCAGTTCTCGGCTATGTTGTCAAAGACATCTTCCGAACCGTCGGCCAGCTCATACAGGGAGTTGAGGAAGTCGTCAAAGACATCTTCCTTGGTCGTGGTCGTAAGCTGTTCATTGAGGGCGGCAATGGTTTCCTCAGCGGCCTTTCCAGCCTCGATGTACTGGTCAAGGTATTTCTGGGCCTCTCCATGCAGGGAGTTCCAGAACTGGGGGGCTTCGTTCTTCAACTTCTCCAGCTCCTGCCAGGTGAGGTCAAATAGTCTGGAAACGTCGCCATTGGTATAGTCCATCTGACGGGTGAACGGGTTAATGAACGCGGTACTACCCATCTTCTGTGCGAGTTCCGGGTCATACTGCCAGAGGAATCTCCAGCTTGCGTCATCATTGACATTGTAGCCGTTTGAGTGAGAGAACCACCCGGCACCGCTTCCAGCCCAGCCACGATATATCTCTGCGGCTGCTTTCTGAGTATCTTCAAGGACTTTCAGGGCTTTTTCGCTGACATCGATAGCATCCTTACCGTAGGCTTTCTCCATCAGTTCGCGCTCATATTTCAGATTGCTTTCCCATGAGTCAAGTATGTGGCCCCACTTATCCATTGCAGCCTCGTAGGCTGACCAGTCGGCACCGCCGCCGAAGAGTCCGGCAAACAGTCCTCCAATACCTGTGAACACGCCACCGATGATATTGCCGACGCCCTTGATGGCGGCTACAATTATCTCCGGGAGCTGTGACAGAATGGCCTCGAGGACATCAGCAATCTTTGTAAGGAGGTCATCGATGAACTTTGCAGGCTCAGTACCAAGAATGTCGATAATCTGTAGGATGGCACCGACAAGACCGCCGATCTGCTTTCCTGCCTCTCCGAACAATGCACCGAAATCGGTAGCCACTTTGTCCGTGTCGCCGCTGATTTTCTTGATGATGTTACCGACGGCAAGGGCAAAGCCGGACAGAGAGCCAGACGTTATCTGTCCGAGGATGGTCTGGAAGTCACCCATTCCCTGGTTCATGCTGTCGGTCTTTTCTTTGAGGTCGCTCTGTGCATCTGCCACCTCTGCCTCGGCATTCTCCACGGTCTCGCTGATTTCCTCAAAGGACTCCTGCAGACGGGTAACGACCTCTTGCAGGCGCAAGTCAGCGGGGTTGGCAGCGGCTTCCGCCTCGGCTGCATTGAGCCGCTTGCGGATGTCCTCTGCCGTCTCGTTGGCATCGTTAAGCACCTGTATGGAGTTGCGGTAACGCTTAGCGGCCTCGCCGATCTCATCCCATGTCTGCTTGCTGAATGGATTGCTGGAGCTTGTGCCTCCGGCATCTATCAGCTGGTTACGAAGGTCGGAATATGCCTTTTTGTCCTGGGCGCTCAAAGCCTTGAACTCCGTGGACTTCATATATTCCTCTACCTTCTTCAAGGTATTCTTGGCAATATCCTCGAGGACGTTGCCGACGCCGCTGAACGTCTGTTGCCAGTCGATGCTCTGAGCGATATTCTGGGCACTCATTTGAGAGAGCCTTGACTTCTTCTCTGCTTCAAGCTGCTTCTTGCGCCATTCGTCCTGCTCCTTGGCAATCTTCTCGTTATACTCCTTCTCGATGGCGTACTTCTGCTGTGCGATGCTTCCATACTCCTTCAAGTAGTCGAGCATGGCCTGAGCCTCCATCCTGCGACGTTCATCAAGGGCACGGCGATAGGTGGCGTTGCAAGCCTCCATAAGGGCCGCATAGTTGGCCTTCTCTTCTTCGGTATAGTCCGTATTGACGGTGCTTGCATCAAATACGCTATTCTTATTGGCGGGGTTGGCCTCCCACAGCTTTCTTGCCTCTTCGATTTTGGCCTGCTTCAAGTCCTGATAGCCGCGCTCGATCTCTTCCTTCTGTTTCTTGAAATTCAGTTCGAGTTGACGGAGGGTCTTTTCAGTACCATCTTCCATAGCGTCGATGGTGGCCTGTTCGGTGGAAAACTCCAAATCAGTTGCTGCACGCTCACGCTCCACCTTGTTTTTCTCTATCAGGTCAAGGTATGCCTGGTGCTGTCTGGCAGTCTCTGCAGCCTTCTTGGCTGCATTGCTCCTGCTGCTGTCGCCTTTCAGCTTGTCATAGTCCTTTTTGGCTTGGTCGGCGGCATCCTTCAAGGCCTTATACTCCTTGTCGAAGGTGGCCTTATCCATTTCCTCCTTCTTATTCCAGAAAGCATCTACGGCGGCTTGTGCCTGCTTCCAGTTGTTGTAGGCATCCTTGCGCCATTGTGCGGCTGTGTGGGCCTCCGGCGCTGTCGCTTCATCCTTTACCCATGTGCCAGTAGGACCGTTGAACCTCATACCCTCGGTATTGATGCCCTGACCGTTCTTGGCATTCTGTAGGCTTGTCTCAACCTGCGAGAAATTCATGACGAAGTTAAGGGGAATGGTCGTAACTCCTGACCACGCCCACTGCTTCTTCATGTCGAGAATGTCATTGAGGCACTTCTGCTTCTCTTCGAGCTCAATCTGGAGCCTGATGTCTGCCGGACTCTCAGCAACCTTGGTTCTGAGCTCTTCCACGTCAGCCTCCAGTTCTGCTATGAGGGAATCGTATTTCTCCCTGGTGTCATCCGCAATCTGCTCATAGTTCAAAGGAATGTTGCTGTTGGCAATGGTACCAGCGGCAACATCGTGGGCGTTCTTCAACTCCCCGGCGAGGTCTGCGGCACGCTTGTAGAAGTCATAGACGGCTTGTTTGGCCTGTACGTTCTCGTTGGCCTCTTTGATACGGATCTCCAGAGGCTTAGCGTCCTCGGCCATCTTCTTGCGGATGCGGTCAATCTCGGCCAGCTTCTTCAAATAGGTGTCAAGCTGTGCCTCGGCACCTGCCAGCTGCTGGAGGTTGAAGATGGCATTCTTGCCGCCTGTGTACCTCGCATCGTCGAGCATGTTCTGATTGATGCGCTCGATGGCTTCCTTCCACTTCTGCACCTCACTGCGGATATGGTCATAGTTGGCCTTGTCAGCCTGTTCGTTAAGCTCCTTGGTGGCTTCCGCGAGGTCGATGGTGGCAATGGTGGCCTTGTCGTACTTCTCCGTGAGGGTGGGAGCCATCTTGTTAAGCATTTCCCAGGCAACCGCTTTCTGGTACTCGGTGGCCGTCTCGTCCTGTATGGTCTGAATGTAGCCCTTGATTTTGTTCTGCTGCTCGTCGAGCTTGTCAGCGAAGGTCTGCATTTCCTCATTGGCCCTGCGGCGTGCAGCAGTCTCGACACCTTCTGCGGTGGCCAGCTTATAGACACCGAAGGCCACGGCAGCGAGTGCAACGGCTACGGCAGTATATGGATTGGCAAGCATGGAGGCCGTCAGAGCCTTTGTAGCCGCCGTCAAGCGCATTTTAGCCACCGTCAATACATTCACACTGCCAAGCTCTGCTTTCGCCGCTGCAATGCTGATACCACGGGCAGCGGCCAGTTTCTTCGCCTCTGCAGTAAGCAAGGCCTCCTGCACGGCCATAGCCTGCTTGATGGCAATGGATGTCTTCTCGATAGCATGGGCGGTAATGAGGGCAGTCTTGTAAAGGCCGATGGCTACAACGGCATCCATCAGGACGGCACCCACCTTCTTGTAATTCTCCACCAGGTAGGAAACGCTACCCAGCACGTCATTGATAATGCCCTCGTTGCTCTTGCCAATCTCGTTGAACATCGTATCGATGGCATCCTCAATATTTGAGATCTGTCCTGCAATGGTGTGCGACTGGGCCTCCATCAGTCCGGCGAACTTGCCGCCCTCTGAGGACATCGACATAATGGCCTTGTTGAACTCTTCGGCACCAACCTTGCCAGCGGTCACCAGCTCACCCACCTTGTCTTTGGTCACTCCGAACTGCTTGGCCAGCTCTTCGGCAAGAGGAATACCACGACCCATGAACTGGCGCAAGTCCTGAGTGAACATGCGGCCCTGTGTCATAGTCGTGCCATAGAGCATCACAAGGTCGCCAAGGGGAATGGAGAGGCCAGCGGCAATGTCGCCGAGGTGAATCAGCGTATCGTTCACATTCTCTGCGGCCACGCCGTATGCAAGCAGCTGCTTGGCACCGTCGGCCACGCCTTTAAGGTCAAAGGGAGTAATGGCGGCGGTACGGGTCAGTTCCTGCATCAGCTGCTGTGCGCGTTCGCCAGAACCAAGCATAGTAGTGAAAGCCACCTCCAGCTTCTGGAACTCACCACGGATGCTGGTAACCTTCTGAATGAAGTCCTTTCCAGCCTGTAAGGTGAGGAACCCGGCAGCGTACTTGGTCAGCTTATCCATACCCTCTGCCATGATGCCAGAGGACTTCTCGAATTCTTCCCCAAGGTCTTTTGTGGCATCGGTGGTTTTCTCGATGGCCTCAGTAGCCTTGTCGGCTCCGCGCTTCTCTTCCTCTCCAGCCTTCTTCCCGGCCAAGGCAGTCTGCTCATGTGCCTGGGTATTCTTGTTGACGGCAGCGGTCATCTTGTCGAATGCGCCAAGCAGCTTATTCATCTGGGCCGTGAACTCGTCGATGGTCATGCCCGTCTGCTTGACGTCCCTTGCCGTCTCATGTATAGTCTCTCTTATGTTGTTCGCACCACGCACGAAGTCGCTGTCATCCATCCCGGCTACGAACGAGAGTCTTCCTTCTTCATCTGCCATAATAAAATCCGTTGTTATTCGTTAAACTTCACACCCCGCAATGCCAGGCCTTTCAGCTTGTCGAACGATGCAGGGTCGTTAGCATCAAGCATAGTGCCCCCGGCCTCTGTAGATACGTTCTGCAGTTCCTCGTCTGTGAGGTACACAGATGTTATCTTGTCGGCAATCATGAGGCGAAGGAAAGTAAACCCTTTCTCATAGATGATTTCATCGTCTGAATAGCCAAGTTCTTTCAGTTGGCCGATGAATGAGCCGAAGATGGTAAGTCCACCGAATGAGATATTGTTCTTTCCGTTCTTACGCTTGATTTCCATTACCTCTGCAAGCCGCTTCTGCTCCTTGTCAAGTCCGAGCTCATGGATCATGCGGTCGGTCTTGTCTGAGGTAAGGACATAAATAAGCAGCGTTGCAACGTCCTCGATGCTCATTTTGCTGAAAACGTTGCGACGCTCTGTGATGGCCTTGCTGTTATGCAAGTCTTTCTTGGTGTTTGGTGTTGCATGGATGGCGAGAATGTGGCAGCATACTTTCCCGTTGGTCTCTGCAAGGCGCAGGGCTTCCATATAGGGATTCTTTTTGAGTATGGCGTCATTCATAGAAAGACCGTCCATAATCCGTTTCAGCAGGAATTGCTTTGCCAGCGTTACGGGGTATAGACGGAACAGCTTGCGGCCAACCTTGATTTCATGCGGCTTCTGTGTGATGATGTCTGCAAGCTCATATTCAATATCTTTCTTCTTGTCATCCATAGTGGACGTGACAGGGCTCGAACCCATTCAAGTGCTGTATGAGGCACTTGACTACCAAAGCACGCCCGTGTGCCGTCTCTATGAACCCGAGACGGCAGGGGGTTAGCTGAGCTGGTAGTACGTTGTACCGTTCACGACCTCAGTGTCCCAAGAGTGGACATAGGTGTTACCGTTCTTGATGAACCAGCCAAGAGCCTTCGGGTTCTTGGTGGAATAGCCATCGATGCTGGTAGAGACAGCCGTGTAGGTATCAGCGGCGGTGTGCTTCTTGATGTCAACATCGTCGAGGTCACCGTTGGAGTCCGTGCTTCCCTTGGTCTTATAGTAGTAGTGACCTACCAGACCGTTCTGGGAATCCTGCTTCAAGGTCTTCTTGCAGGAGCAGTCTTTCAGCTCTGCATAGACAGCGCCCACGTTCTTCGGGATGATGGCGATATCGCCAGCGTCCTCGACGTAGCCGGGGGTGAAGTCGTCGCCGTCCTCGAGGCGACGGTCGAACTCGATGATATACTTGTCAGGGCGTACCTTGCGGCCTTCGGCACGGCCACCCTCAACGAGTGCTTCGTCCTCCTGGCCCTCATCGACGCTCAGACTTGCGGTACCGTCCACGATGTCGTCGTGGGTCTCGGCATTACCGCCAGCGGAGGGAGTGAACTTGGAAGTACACTCGCCCCAACCTAAAATCTTTCTTACTGCCATAATTCTTTTTCAGTTAAAGTTATTATTCAGCGCATCTTTTGAATGTAATTCGCGTATGAATGTAGCTCTCGCCAGTCTGGGGGTCTTCGTAGTCCCTTATCGTCGGCCTGTCTTTCTTTGGAAGCTCATACTCCGGCGAAGCGGGACGGGTATCAAGCCAGTCGCGGATGATCTGAGACAGCGCATCGATGCGGGCAATGTCCTTAACAGGCTCGGTGTCCTTGCCGAATGGTTTCTTAGGCACGAACACGTTAACGACTACCACACCGTCTTGAATCTGCCCGTCGAGCCCGGCCACGAATGCGACCACAGCATCCTCGGCCTTGGAATTCCGCGGCCTGGTGCCGTCGCGGTACACTTGGCCTCCGATGGCTGTTGCTATTGGGCTGTCCTTGACGAGACGGTAGAAGTCCTTCTCAATCTGTGTCGCTGTCTTGATGTCGCTCATATTCGCTTGATAGTGAATCCTAATTGTTCAAGCATCTGCGGTACCAGACGGTCGGCCAGGAGCTTTGCCGATGTCAGCACGTTCTTGCCGCGTCCTTCGACATATACGGCGTAGTTCATGCCAGCAACGACAATAAGGCAGATACCTGTCTTATGCTCTGACGCGAGACGGGAGAGGAAGGCTGTTGCCTCGCCTTTTCCTGCCACACCATCCTTGACCTGCTCAGACACCTTCGAGCGGACAATCTGCCCGTCAACAACCACGGCGTAGCCGATGGAAGAGCGAAGGTTTCCCGTCTGGTCAATGTAGGAGCCGTTATCCCTTGCCTCAGTGACGCAGGATTCTCCGACATAGGCAAAGGTGTTTATGATGACCTGCCTCGCTTTTTCGAGGCTTGCGTCAATATAAGCATCCAGTTCCGAATCAGGAGTTGACAACCTAATTGGCATCAGACAATGATTTTGATACGGTCAAGGCACACTTCCTGAATATCCTGCACTTTGAACTCGCCAAGGTCTCTGTTTCCCCTTACAAGGCGTACGGTGTCGGTGTCTAACCCGCCGGGAATGCGCTCAATCAGCACTTCGTATGCCTCATGGGTGAATGTCCCGCTTACGCTTACACCTTTATTATCGTGCGTATTGGTCTTGATGAAACAGCGGACAGGATAGCTCCAGACGGAATCGGCGACGATGGGCTGGCCATCCTCGTCGAACTGCCCGGCAGCGGCTCCAGTTCTGTATGTAAGTGTCCCGTTGGTTCGCATAGCTTTCAATAAGTCAAAGACCCGTCCTGAATGACGGTCATACTTTCAGAGAGATACTCGGAAGCATCCAGGCCGAACCGCTGGCACCAGAAGAGAATGTTCTTTTCCACCGCCTCGCGGTTTATGCTCACGTTGATGCCACCCTCGCTGCGGTTAGACTCAACCCATCCCTTGACGACAACGATAGCTGCCTTGACGATTTCCACGTTATTAGGCACGGCATTGCCGCTTTGGCTGATACCCGCATCCTCCAGCACGTCAATGAGCACGTCATCGTCGGCATAGCAGGTGTCGCATATAAGTTTGCACTTCGCCCTGAGTGCTTCCAAGTTAGTTCTTTCCATTACAGCTGGGTTTTGAGGGTATAGATATCCTGACCTTCCGTAATGATAGGCAAAGAGAGGGATTCTGCCTTGGTGAACTCACCGTGGTTGTCGCCCTTGGTCTCGCCAACGTTCCACTGGCTGATGCGGATGCGGCCATAGTTGCTGTAGGCAACGTCGCTTTCCTGTTTCAGCTCATTGTCGCTGTAGGCGTTCTTGACCGTGCCAAGCTTACCTTCGGGAATACCTACCAAGTTCTTCTCGTTCCAAGGATTGTAACCGAGGAACTGACGGCCCTTCTGCACACGCAGACGGCGGCGCACCTTCTCGAAGACGGGATAATCGTTGCTCAGCATGTACTCGTTGATGTCCTTCAAGGTGACAATCTTCGAGGACTTGTCTGTGCCCCAAATCATCTGCTTCATCTTCTTGGTGCGGCACATGTAGCTGATACGGCTGGGCGCACACAGAATCTTAGAGAGGCTGGTCTTATCCTCGGCGGCGTCGATCAGCTCGAACACGTCTTCCATCGGGTCAACGGTGTCGATGTTCTCTTCCGTCCACTGCGTCTTGGCGGTGGCGAGGTTAGCCTGCGGGAAGTTCATGCTGATGCCTCCACGGATGGGGCCTTCGGGGTTGTTGTTCTCGTCGAAGGTAAACACGCCGTGGTTAGACAGCAGACCAAGGAAAATCATGTCAAGCTTGCCCTCTACGGAGTTGACCACCGTCTGGACGTTGCCCCACATGATGTTGACCAGCTGCTGAGTCTTCTGCTTGTCGCTGATGCTCTTTGAGTCGAGAATCTGGAGAATCTTACGATAGTCCTTCATCGAGAGTGGAAGAGTCAGGGCGTGGTTCATCACGCTCTTCTTGATCGTCTCGATGCCTTCCGTCTGCAAGATAGGCTCCTTAGAGTCGATGCCGATGGTAGGAGCAACAACGGTGATGTTGTACTTACCTACCAGTTCCTCAAAGTCAAGCCCAATAGTCGGGTTATCCCAGTCGAGCCAGCGAGTGTACAGCACCTGGTCAAACAGACGCTTCTGAAGCTCAGAAGCCTTGTCGATGCGAATCTGCACATTTTTAGTGAGTTCGCCAAAAAGTGAACTGAGTTCTGCCATAGTTACTGCTCAATGACTTTGATGTTTGGATTTGATTTCAGCGCATAGCCATTCTCAATCAGCCACTCAGCAGGGAAGGCCGGGAGAATGTCTTTCAAGAGTACTGCGTCATACGCAGGAGAGAGAGCGGGGTAACGCTCCTTTACGAACTCTTCATCCTCGGCGAGAGTCGAGTTAGGCACATACTTCGGAGCGGCCTTCTGCAGCACAACGTAATCGTCGGCAGCGAGGGTCTTTTCACCGAGATACGGAGTGACAGAAGCGAGAGCAATCTGTCCCTCACTGGGCTCAGAAGCGACAATCTTCAAGGCACCCTCTGTGGTGCTCTCAGCGTCGATGTAGCCGTAGTCGATGGCCTCCTGGATGAAGTGACCCTCTGCCAGCGTAGAGATAGCGGCATTGAGAGTCAGAACGTCATAGTCAGGGTTGCTGGTGTCGATGGACTTGATGGTTGTCGTCTTGGCATCGTTGGAGAGATCCATCACCGTGTCGCCAACCTGGAAGTAACCATCCTTCGCAACTCTCGGCTTGGTGGTGGTACCGCCAGTGAGAACCTTGGCCACCTTGATGACGGCACAGGTCAGATTTGGCAGAACCTGAATCCAAGCGCCCCGGTAGATTTTGGTACCTACGGGGAATTCCTGCACGGGCTTGAAACCTGCTGGCAGGATGCGTCGCTCCTGGCGCCAGAAGGGATTCGGATGCTTCGTGTAGGAAGTTGAAGCGAATTCAATCATCGTTCTTAATCGGTTTTGTTGTCAGGCAATGTTTTGGCCCACGCATCGGCATCATCCTCCATTGCCTTTTGAGAGGATGATAAGATGTCTGCCTTTTCGGCTGGCATCAGTTTGTTGGTGACCAGATCCTGCTTGTATTCCTTCAACTCCTTCTCGATGTCAGCGTCATCGGCAATGCTGAAACGCTTCATCAGGAAGCCGGGGATTCCAAGCTCTTTCGCTTTCAGATTGATGGCGGCCGTGCGCTCGCCCTTGGCCTTCTCGGACTTCAGCGCGGCATTTTCATCCTGCAGGTCCTTGATGGCCTTGTCGTTCTGCTTCT